CATCCAGAATTTGAGGGACGTGCAACTTGGTTGGCCAACTTTGCAGGAGACAATAAGAATACTGATTGTAATAGTCATGGTACTCATTGTGCTGGATTAGTTGGAAGCAAGAGTTATGGTGTTTGTAAAGATGCAAAGTTATTTGCAGTAAAGGTATTAAACTGCGAGGGGTCTGGTAGTTATTCTGGAATTCTGAGTGGTTTAGAGTTTGTACATAAGCGTCATCAAGAGCAGCTTAAAAGTAACCCTAACGTAAAGAGTGTTATTAGTATGTCACTCGGAGGTGGATTTTCTCGTGCAATCAATAGAGCAATTGAAGCTCTTGTAAAGAGTAATTCTATGTATGTTGTTGTTGCTGCTGGTAATGAAGATTCTGATGCTTGTCAAACTAGTCCAGCTAGTGCTCGTGGTATTTTAACTATTATGGCATCTGACAAGTATGATAATCGTGCATATTTTTCAAATTATGGAACATGTGCTGATTTGTATTCACCTGGAGTAGATATTCTAAGTACGATTCCTGATGGTAAAACTGCAGTTTATAGTGGAACAAGTATGGCATGTCCAAATTTAGTAGGTGTGCTTAATCATTATTTGGACCAATTTCCATCATTAAATATGCAGGAAGTTAAAAATAAGATGATAAGTGATGCTACCAAAAATCATATGGTAGGAAATCCAAAGAAGACTAATAATTTACTTGTTTATCTTCATCGTGAAGACTAATAATCTATAAATTATCTTAAAAAATTCTTATTACATTTGATAAGAATTTTTGATTTAATAGTTGTAAATTTGTATAATGTCTACAAAAATACCATTTCTGGTAAGAAAAAGTCTACAGTTTCTGATTTGATTTATTTAGAAAGAGTATAATGGTAATGGTAATTTATTCAATCATCGTATACATCATAAGAATAGTTTATAAAGTCATCTAATTTGTTATTCAGAGCAATATTACTTTGAATAATTCTATCATTCTTATTATGAACATTTTCTTCTAAATCTTCAATAGATTGTTGTAAAACGATAACTGTTTTTTCTAAATTTTCTATTTTTTTGACAAGATATTCTATTTTTTGATCTTGATCTACTTTATGTTTATTGTATAATTTATATAGAAATGCAAATAAAGCTGTTGTAAATGTATTTATAACAGTGATAGTAATTAGTGGTCTAGACATAAATAACACCTTTTTATTATATAAAATAGAAAATAAAAATTGAAAATGATGTATGAAATTTAAAAATAAAATATTTTAATTAAAACAAAACAATACGAAATGGTTAAAACGTTTTTATTAAAGATTGAAGATGACAATAACGACGAATTGTACAAGAATCACAATACTTATCATAAAGGTGATGCTGGTTTAGATTTATTTATTACTGAAGATCATACGATTCATCCTAATGAAACAGTTTTGGTTGATATGGGTATAAGATGTCAAAGTCGTTCAATTGATCCATGTGTTTGGAATTGGTTACGTGGAAATTTTTATAAATATCATAGTTATCTATTATTACCTAGATCAAGTATTTCAAAAACACCACTTATTATGAAAAATTCAATTGGTTTGATTGATGCTGGCTACCTTGGAAATATCAAGGCACCTTTTTACAATACATCATCTAAACCTTTTAAAATTAGACGTGGTGAAAGATATGTTCAATTAGTAAATAGTAATTTGTCACCAGTTTCTATGGAAATTGTAAATGAACATCGTAATACTACTCGTGGTATTGGTGGTTTTGGTAGTACTGGTGTATAATTTAATAAATTAGTAAAATATCATTTGTGTAGTAAATTAGTAAATTAGTAAATTAGTAAAATATCATTAATATAGTAATATTAATAATATCATTCGTGTAATGTAATAAAAAAATGAAAAAAATTAGTTTCGATGGAAATTTAAATTAATATGGATCATCATATTTGTGTTATTGGTGTTGGATTTGTTGGAGAACATTTGTTATCTAATTTTAGTAGAAATTACGATGTTGTTGGAGTTGATTTATCTGTATCAAGAGCTCGTTTATTATCAGTAAAGTATCCAGATAATCATTTTCAAAGTCATTTTGAAGATTTGGATGATAGAAATGTGTTTTTAATATCTGTTCCGACTTTGGTTAAGGATAATGACATTGATATGTCATCTATTTATTCTGTGAAAAAATCTTTAGAAAAGATTGTAAAACCTGGTTCCTTAGTTATGATAGAAAGTTCTGTTTATGTTGGAGCAACGAGAGAAATATTTTCTGATTTCTTGGAGCGAGGTATTCGTGTAGGATTTTCCCCAGAAAGAGTAGATCCTGGTAGAGTTGAACCACCTATGGAAATGATTCCAAAAGTTATTTCTGGATTGGATAAGCAGAGTTTAGATATGTGTACAGATGTATATTCCAAGGTTTTTGATAAAATTGTTCCAGTAAGTTCATGTGAATGTGCCGAAATGTGTAAATTATATGAAAATTGTTTTAGAATGGTTAACATTGCGTATGCGAATGAAATATCTGATATGTGTGAAAATATTGGAATCAATACATACGAAATGATTAATGCATCAAGTACAAAACCATTTGGATTTATGCCATTTTATCCAGGTTTAGGAGTTGGGGGTCATTGTATTCCTGTAAATCCATATTATTTGTTTCGGTCAGGTGAACTTCCAGTTTTAAAATATGCTACTTCATTGATGGAATCAAGACCGAAACAAAAAGCGAATGAAATAGTAACAAAATACAATCCAGAAAATATTTTATTAGTGGGTATTGGGTTTAAAAAAGGAGAAAGTCTTACAACTAATTCACCAGGTTATGCTCTTTTTAAAGAACTAGTCGAACTCCAAAAAAATGTTACAGTATATGATCGTATTGTCCAAGATAATTATATGAAACGTGATGTTAATTTTTTATCGAAATTTAATTTGGAAAACTTAAAAGACAAGTTTGATTTAATAGTTGTGAATATTAAAATGGATCATCAAGATCAATTTACACTTGGATGCTTTGAAAAAATGGGTGGGAGAGTTCATATTTGTTAAATAAAAGTAATTAAATGTGTTAAAAAAAAATAATTATATAAAATTTTATATAATTATGCTAAAACTAATAGACTGCAAATTGAATGTTGTATGCCAAGATCAAATTTTTTTAATTGTTATCAAATTTTTTTAATCAACACATCTCGTCGCTTACCATTTTATACAAAAAACTAAAAGTTCTTATAAAAAATAATCAATTGTCTTTCTTTAAATACGTATTAGAATTTAAAAATAAAATTAAAAAAAATTGAATTTAAATACATTTTTAAATAATTCAATTATGGAGTCTAATCAAGTAGCTGCCTTATCAATCGGTTTATCTATTTTATTTGTAACTGGTGTTTTTGTTTTATTGAGTGGTTATTATAAAAACAGAACATTTTTTGATAGTGATACGGTATTTTATATGAAAAAATGGACATATATTTTCTTTTTGGTTTCTTTAAACGTTGTTGGTTGTGTTTTTGTGTATTATTTTAAAAGTCTAAATGTTTTAGTATATGTTATTTTGGCATTGAAATCAAAAGATTTAGTAACAAGTGTTGTGTTTGTATTTAATATGATATACAAACATTTGTTTACTAATTTGGAAATCCCACAGTTGACAGTTACAGATGAAATTAAAAGAATTGTTGCACTTGTTCCTGTTTACAATGAAACAATTGAGCAATTGACTAAAACAGTTGATTCTATTTTGAATAGTAATGTTACAACAAATTCTATTATACCGTGTATAGTAGTTGATGGTCTAGAAAACAATTATTTAGAAATATTTGATGAAATAATAGTTACAAAACATAATTTATATTACAATAATTGGTTAGGGTCTGATGTTTCTACAAATGTATTTTATGGTAAAAGACGTGATTTTAATGTAATGATGATTCAAAAAGTTACAAGAGTTGGTAAAAAGGATACTATTATTTTAGTTAATCATATTTTTAACAGAGAAAGAGCTAATATTAATAGTTTGAACAGAAATTTTAGACAAGACGTCAATCAAGATATTTTGAATATTTTTGGAATTCCGGGTTTTGATTATTTATTTTCAACAGATGCAGATACAACTATTGATCGTAATACAATTAATTGTTTAGCTGATTCTATAAAAACTAAAAGTGCAATAGCTGTATGCGGTGTTGTAAATGTAGACAAATCATCAGGAAATTGGTTTTGGAATAATTTACAAAATTATCAATATTTATATGGCCAATATACAAGACGTACTACAGAAGATCTTTTTGGTCAAGTGTTATGTTTACCAGGATGCATTTCGATGTTTCGTTTGTGTAATAGATCATCATATGCTCAAAAATATTATTCTGAAATTCCAGAAAAATCAGATCTTGTAGGTTCAAGTGTACAATATGTAGGTACTGATAGAAGATATACTAGTAATTTGATTTACACCACAGATGCTACAATTACAATGGATACACGTTGTCATGCATATACTGTACCTCCACAAACTTTAAAAAGTTATATTTCACAAAGAAGAAGATGGTCTCAAAATACTTATTTTAATACTATGATTAACATTATTGCTCCAAACGTTAATTTTGTATTACGAGTTTTTTGTTTAATTGATTATCTACGTTTATCACTAGTATATTTCCGATTGTTTAATACTCTGTTTTTCATATACGTTTTAGCATCAGAATTCAATCCTGTAAATCTAATTAACTTACTACCATATATTGTAGTATTAGTTTATCCAACTGTAGTATTCTTTGTTTATAGTATTTTTAATAACCATTTACGTAAAGAATGGTTTAATATGGCATTGTTCTATGTAGTAAACAAAGTATTTGTAATGATTACAAATATTGTTATCTTTACAGTTATGCTTTGGAATATTGGTTGTGATTCTTGGTCAGCTCCATCTCTTACCCCTCTTGAAGAAATTGTTGTTTAAACGAGTTAAAATCAAAAAAAAGTTAAAAAAGTTAAAGTAATACATATCATATCATTTGCAATTGTAACATATTCATTTATAACTATATAAATGAGTACGAATTTAAATAAACCATATTTTTTATAACCACGTTTTTATATTTTTTATAACCACATTTTTATATTTTTTTTATAAATAATTATCCATTTTTAGTGATTTTTATATTTTTGAAAAAACTCCAAGTGTCATTTGGTGTAACTGCTTTAGGAGAACTTCCTCCAAAAAATGTTTCAAATATAATAGTTTTAATTCTACTGGTTGTGTCAGTTGTCCAAACCAAGTCATTTATTTGTTTTGTAACGTTATTTATAGTTAACATTAATAAGCCATCTGTGTTTGGATAATTTTTATTATTAAATGTATTCAATCTTATTCTAAGTGAAACGTTATTCCATATTTCTTTTTTAAAATTTAGTTGTCCTCTCCAGATAGAGTCTCCGTATAAGTGATTTTGTATTGAATTATTATAATATGTTTCGCTTTGGTTTATTGTTTTAGGCAAATAAACATATGCTTCGGCATTAAAATCTGCTCTCCAAGCAATTCTACAACTCGTGTTATTAGTATGTTTCCCACCAGATCCTCCAATAGTATTTTCACCATTACTTATATATAATCCAGGTAATTTACCACCTAATACTGGGTTAAATGACTTATCAAACATTACAGAATATTCTAATATAACATCTTTGGCATTATGTATTTCATTTGGTGTAGAAAAGAAACCAAAACCACCAACTGGTAATTTACTAGGTGACGAACTCCCTTTAGGATAATATACTTGTAAAATACCAGACGTAGTACCAGACGTCGTACCAGACGTAGTATTAGTAGTACCAGACGTGCCAGTTGTAGTATCAGACGTATTTGTTAAAACTTGATAATTTTCTTTTCCGAAAAAAATGTTGGTAATGTTCCATATGGATAATCCAAATGTAATCGGATTCTTTGATGACAATATAGGTAACAACATCAATTAAGAAAAAATAAATATTGTCTTTAAGTTAATTTATTATTGTTCTTTTCCGCATATAATATTAATTCCATCGACATATTGACCAGCGTTGATAGATACTCCCATAATTTTTTCCTCTGATCCACAACTTAAAGATGCTGATTTATCACCCCAACTACCTCCTACTTCAGTACCAGTGCTACTATTAAAAGGATAGAATATAACCTTATCTACGTAACTACCCCATTTAACACCAAGTTTATTAAAACCAGTAGTAGATGGAACATCAGTAGTATATGCAGCAGTCCCAACCCCCTCTCCCCGACCTCCCTGTGGTGTGACAACACTATTATTTGAACACGTAATACCTATCTTATCAATTATAGGATCAGTCCGCATTGAACCGTAAGCTAATGTTGAACCCCATAATGTAGTAAATTTGTTTACAAAGTTGCCTTCGGGACACACGAGTTCAAAATTGCTGTCACCAGTTCCAGCTCCAGCGGCCGCGGCCGATGTTGTGATAGGTAGACGTTTAAGAATTTTTGGTTTTGCGGTTGTTGTTGTTGTTGGTGGTGGTGGTGGTTTTATTAGTTGTTTTATTGGTTTTGATTTAGTTTCTGGTATAGTAGTTTCTGGTGACTTTGACTGTGTAAAATAAATTCCACCTGCGATACTAATTGATATTGATATACAAATACACATAATTATTATTAATATGATTATTTTATCCATTAATATATATATATACTAACTAATATATTATTTTTATTAATAAATTGATACAATATATTTTTAAAAAAAAATGAATTATCTTTAAGTTTAAAAAAAAATATAAATATACATAACAATATTAAAAGTGTACAAGATGGTTATTTTGAACTTTATGTTTTTATCAAGCAGTGTTTTGGCTCAAGTTCCGGTATCACCATTTGGAGATCCTAATATAATTTGTCCAAAAATCGATGGTGTATCAGTATCAGTTGGGGGATTTCCAAGTAGTCCATTTACAATAACACCTTTTAAAGACACTTTTACAAATCCACCACGTGCTATTCATAAAGATCGTGTATGTAGAACGGATGGTCATTGTTTGTTTTCATATGATATTTCGATTTTTTCAACTCAGAAAAGACCTTTTGATAATAGTATTCCAGCGTGCCAAGCGTTTCCAGGAACTTGGTTTATGTCATATAATGGTAATATTCCAGGTCCTACTATTGTAGTTCCAGCTGGACACGAAAGTCTTGTTAGATTTAAGAATTTAATCAATCATAATACAGGATATTTTAAGGGTAGTTACAATCCGTGTTTACCTGTAAATAATAGAATTGGGCGTCCTATCAGTGTTCATTTTCACGGTTCTGCTAGTTTAGCTCCATATGATGGTTGGGCAGAAGACGAAACTTGTTACGGTGAAGTAAAAGATTATGTATATCCTAACAATAGAGCTGGTACAGGTTGGTATCACGATCACGCGTTACATATTACAGCTGACAATGCTTATTTTGGATTGGCTGGATTATATATATCTAGTGCTAAAGTTAAAGATGGTGGATGTGGAGAACCTTGGAATTTAGAAAACATTGAAGAATACGAAATGATTTTGTCAGACAAATTGATTGATAACAAATGTCAATTAGCAGTTGATCATTTTGGTGTTCACGAAGATAATTTGTATGGTGATATTAATTTGGTGTCAGGAATTCCTTTTCCGACTATGAATATGGAACCAAAATGGTTACGTTTTAGATTATTGAATGCGGCAGTAAGTAGACCTTACCTATTGAAAATTAAAGACAGTCGTTTGAATGATATTTCACAAAGAATTTGTAGAATTATTGCTACAGATGGTGGTTTTAGAAGGACACATATTCCTTTTCCAGTAGAAGGTCTTTTAATAGGAGTTGCAGAAAGATATGAAATTGTATGTAATTTTGCAGGATATGCAGGTAAACAGGTTTACTTTTGGAATGATTTTGATCCAGATCAGATGAAAGATGTACCTTACTTTTGTAATTCACATCTTATTGCAAAAGGTGTATTTGGGACAACTACTACAGAAATAACACCTCCAGTATTTACATATACTCAAACCACCCCTGATCCACTTAAACCAATATTTAATGTTCTTAGTACAGCAGATTTAAATACTGCTGCAAATATGGCAACTTCTGATTCTTATCATAGACAATTTGTTTTTGGAAGAACAAATGGACATTGGACTATAAACGGTGAAACTTGGGATACAGCAAAAATTGCAGCGGCTGATGTAGGTCAAAACACGTGGGAACTGTGGAAGTTTAAAACTGGAGGTGGTTGGTTTCATCCTATTCATATTCATCTTGTTGACTTTTTCCTAATCAGAAGAACAAAAGAAGTTCTTGGAGTAGAGCAACCAATGAATTTGAAATCATATGAAATTTTGTCACCAAAAGATGTATTTTATTTAGGTCCAAGTGAAGTAGTATATGCAATTGCTAGATTTGGACCTCACAAAGGAGATTATATGTTTCATTGTCATAATCTTATTCACGAAGACAATGATATGATGAGAGCAATGAGTATGGTTGATTCAGCTACAACAACCAAAAATCCAACATCAGCTCAACCATTCATTATTAATAGACTTTACAATCTTGTTTATAATAATTACAAATATGCTGATCCTATGCTTGGAGAAACAAATGCGAAACCAAGTGGATTAGTTAGAAGTATGACACCAGCGTATGCTTCCCAAACTTTGGGTAAAAATTTATATAGAATTTTTTATCCAACTGCATCTGATATTGTATATATGAATGGAGCAAAAAATCCTTGGCAATCACAATGGTGTCCTGTAAAATAAAAAATTGAAATAAATGAATAAAAAAATAAATATAAATGGATAATTACGAAGTCTACGAAAAATACGAGGATATTTTATTCAAACCAAAACAAAAGAGTAGTAAAGCTAAACGAAACATTTCGTGTTATAGTTCAAAACATGTTAGAATCCAACAATCAAAAGTTTTTTCAAAAAAATAATAAAAATAATAATATATAAAATTCCAATTAATTTTATTGGAATATTATACATTTTTTTATAGGTTATATTAGAGATGCTTTCATACACGTAAATCATTTTGATATACAAATAATGTAACAAAGAATGCTACAATTAAATCTATAGTATAATGTCCTCTGACTAAAAGTATAGAAATAGAATTGATAAGATTAATTAATATTAACATTGGCATTTTTATCCAACCATATTTAAGGTATAACAATGTAGATAAAAATACACTTGCAAAATGACCACTAAATATTTTGTCATGACAACCACCAAAAACACTAATTGTATCTTGATTGTTATATTTACATTCTTTATATTTTGGTAAAATAGTCACCATAGTAGTTATTGTTCTTATTGCAAGTATAATGATCCAGTATCCTAATAATTCTTTTAACATATTAAAATTAAATAATAATGGTAGCATAAATATTGTTGTTAGAATATTACAAAAAATTTCATATTTATATAAATTTGGTAAAAATTTATGTGTAATATCATATACCTTTGGTGTAGTTTTATTGTTTTTTTCACGTGTATCATAATATTGACTAGCAATGTTTTCTAAATTATTAGACATATATATGTGAAATATAAAATACATTATAAATAGTATAAAAACTTTCATTATTATATTATAAATAATTTATATATACGTATATATCTATCAATTTATGGTTTGATTTTGTAACTTTTTTGTAATTTTTTGTATATATTGTGAAAAATGTACAACGCGCGTTTAATATATATATAATTTAATAATTATTAACTTATTTATCTTATTAATATATTATATTTTATTAATATTATAATATGCCTATTCCTAAAATTATTCACCAAATTTGGTTTCAAGGTGCAGACTTTATACCAAAACATTTAGTTATTTATCAAAATTCGTGGAAAGAAAAGAATCAAGATTATCAATATATGTTTTGGGATATGAATTCTATAAAAGATTTAATTAAACAAGCCAACGTTGTATGGATAACTGAAACGTACGACAATTTTCCTTTAATGATTCAAAAAATAGATTTCGCAAAGTACATTATTTTATATTTAATAGGAGGAATATATATTGATATGGACATGAAATGTTTAAAACCACTTAGTAGTTTACTAGAATTGCCAAATATGAATACCAAAAAAGTTTTATTATCTAATTTAACGTTTGATTTTATTCAAAGATTAATTTTTTTACTTACTGATAATTTCAATATAAGAAATATTGTTAATAATGGAATTATAATGTGTGAGGCAAAACACGAAATTATATTAAATACTATGAAATATGCATACCAAAACAAGGATAATTTTTTTAAAAATAAAAGTAATTTTTTGTATATTTTTTACTCAACTGGACCATTAGCATTATCAAATGCATTAATGGATTATACAAATAAGAATGGAAATAAATTAGATGTAGAAATATTGCATCAAGATTATTTTGAAGCTTGTGATTTGGGCGACATAAAAAATAATAATTGTAAAATACCAGAAAAAGCTATTGGTATTCACTATTATGAAGGATCTTGGAATTCAAAAAATGAAAATAATTTAGTTAAATATTATTATTTTATAAAAGATAATATTATACTAATTATTTTATTATTAATTGTATTATATTATATTATTTATAACCGCAACTGATGAGGTTCATTCTTAAACGTATCAAAATGCTGAAAATGTAAGTATAAAAAAATAATAATAAAAATAACAAATTTATGTTTATTTAAAGTTAAGAAATATTTATATAATAAAAAGTAAAATGTTCAAATCATTTATTGTATTCTTTTCATTTGTTAATATTGTGTTATCTCAAACTTGTCCATTGAAATGTCCTAGTTGTACAAAATGTGATCCTAAACGAGGTACTTGTAGTTTACCACGTGATTATGTTAGTTGTTTTACTAAAACAAAACCTTCACTTCTAGGTTATTGTTATGCTGGAACTTGTAATTCACAATTATCTCTTTCACCTGTAGTAACTAATGTAAAAGCGTGCGAAAGATATAGTTGTTTAGGTAATACGTGTACTCTTAAAAATCAACCAGATGGAACAGATTGTTCTGTAATTGGAGCAGCTGCTCATTCTATTTGTCTAGCTGGTGTATGTAAACCTATTATAGTTGGTTTAGCAGATACTTTTCCATTACAAAATACAGGGTGTATTGGTATTCCAAACGGTACTCCTTGTGATACAAACGATATTTTACACGATGGTGAATTTTGTCAAGACAATGTATGTAAATTCCCAGATGGTTCCCATTATGGTTATGTACCAGCACCAGCACCAGCACCAGCACCAGCACCAGCACCAGCACCAGCACCACCAGCACCAGTTTAAATATTTTAAAATTAATTATTATTATCAAAAATTAATAATACTTACGTTATTATTGGATCTTAACAGTTTAAAGGTGTGTTAAAAAATTTAATTAATTTTGGAAATACAATTAATTAAATGATAAAAGAAGTTACATTTTGTGAAACTTGTGAATTATGTGAAACATATTCTATAGAAGATTATGATAGACGAAATGTTGATATGCCATCTTGGGTAATACAATCAAATGCTTGGCGTGGTGGAGAATGGTGGAAACAATACAAGAAAATACAAGAAGAGTTAAGATTTTTTAAACGCGTAGAAATAACAATAGCATACGAAAATTCTTTAGAAAATTTAAAAATAAGGATCATTTAGAATAAATGTTTTTTTAGAATTTAAAGAAATAGAAATAGATACAGAAGTCATTTAATTAAAAAATTGAATTTAAATGATTGGTATAAAAATTGTATCTATGTATTCATTAATATTATTTAGTAATTTTGTGTTTTCACAAGCGATTCAACCAGATGTGGTTGTAAAAATTCCAGATAGTACAACTATGCAAATAAAATTACCACCTTGGAAACCTAAAACACAGTCGTATGATCCTACAATTGTAGATTGGAAAAGTGTTATTGCAGGTTGTCGTGCTACTTGTCGTTATGATAGACGTTTATGTAATTTTTACATTAGAGCAGCAGCACACGATTCACTTTCTGTTTCAGAAGGTTTTGGTGGTGCAGATGGTTCTATTTTTTTAACAGCAGATGAGATTAAAAGACCTGAAAATAATTATGATAGTTTTGCTTTTTTATTGTCAAAAAATGCATTAGCATTAGCAAAACGTTATAATACTTCGGTTGCTGATGTAGTTGCTGTATGTGGTGCTGTTGCTACAGAATATCAAGGGGGTCCTACAATTATATCATATGATAGTACTGTAGAGCCATTTTTAGTTGGACGTTTTGACAAAATTGTACCAAATCCTGCAGGAGCTTTGGCTCCAGCAAATATGAATACAACAGGTTTTTCAAATTTTGCTGGAAATAGAAATTTGACAATGGAAGAAATGACTGCTCTTATGGGATCACATTCCTTGATTGATCATACAGGATGTACTAGAACAAATGGTACAGAATGTGATCCATATACTGAATCGTGTACTGATTTGCGAATGTTTAAATGGTCAAATGTTTATTATAAAGATGCTTGTTCTCCTAATATTAGAATAAACAATCCACCGGTGCGTAGTACATTGCCATTGAGTAAATTAAAGAATTTACGTAGTATTAATATGTGTAAATTTACAAGTCCTGAATTGCGTCAACGTCAAGGTGATTTGTTTGAAACTGAAATTACAACAGTTGTTGGTGTACAAAATCCAGAAGCTTTAGTAATTGATTTGGATACTGAAATGGAACACGTTTCTTGGTTTTCTAAAGCTCTTGATTTTAGAAGATGGTTGTATACAGTTAATGATGCTTGGTTAGGTCTTGCTTGTCAAAAGAAATTACCTCAAATACCTACTAATATTGCAATTGGGAATGCGATGAATGTATTTAAAACTAGTACTATAGAATGGGATCGTGTTTACATTAGAGCTTATAAGAAAATGGTTAACGTTGGAGCATCTTGGGCAGTTAATGGTGGTTATTCTATTACAGGTGATGAATGTAGTTCTGGTTATACATCAGCTTTAAAAGCTCTTGTATTAGATTGTAGTCTTTGTACTGAAACAGCTAGACGTAATGGTACTTATAATTGTAATAATAATTGTAAATGTAAAACTGCTTTTTCAAACAGTGTCAAGTTTTATACAACAGTTGTTGTTTAAACCAACATATTATTTAATATTTTTTATTTATTATAATATTTATTATAATATTTATTATAATATATATTAAATTATGGAGTTTATAAATGAATTGATTAAAGAATACAAATCGACAATTTATTGGGAGGCTCTTGTAAATGTCATATTAGTTTTTCACGATGCACGTGATGCATTCTTATACGAATCAACAAATTTCAAAAATGACACAACATTTATTTTTCTTCTTGTTGAAAAATTCAATAAACACGGTGGTAAATTAAAAATAAAGAGTGACGAATTTAAATATCCTCGTTTCTTTGTATATAAAGAAAACGAGTGGGTAGATAAAGATATTCGGAAAAATCCTATGAATTTGTACGATGATCCCAGTATTGCTAAATATTTAGGATTTCAATGTATAGGACACGATTTTAGTAATTATCGTGTTCCACGTATAACAGTTGAATATTATATTGAATCTAATCAGATTATCGCAGAAGTATGTGAGATTAATAAAATACCAAAAAGTAAAATTGTTAAACAATCAAATGAAACATTAAAACGTTTTAATAATGTTTTGAATAAATATGGTATGAAGATGAATGTTTCAATAAATGTAGATGATGGATTAGACATAAGAACCAAAAATTTATTTGAAAATAAAAAAAAATACATTTTGAAAAATAAAGAGGAATACAAGAATGATCTGGCAAATAATTACTTGAATGACGATTGGACCAAAAGTTTTACTTTTAAATATTTAGAAGAGTCTAAAACAGAAATAGATAAAAATTTACTGACAGTTTTAAAAATCATTTACAAATATATGAATGATGGTTTGTTTGATAAAGTTTTTGATATGTATAGTTTAAAAGAGGCTGATGGTAGAATTCTTGAATTTGATGAATGTATATGGAATTATATAAAAAGTTCTAATACAGATCACTATAAATGTTTAGATATACTTAATATAATTGGTGGTGGAAATAAAGTAAGACGTCAAAAATAAAGTGTAAGATATAAAAGGTAATATTGTTGTAAAAAATAATGAAAATAATAAAAAGTGATATTGTTGTAAATAATAATAAAAAGTGATATTGTTGTAAAATATATACAAAAATAAAAAATTATTTTATTTTAATATAATATAAATGGAATACCTTAAAGATTTTGACGTAACAATCAACAAGACATTTTCACCTGCTATGAAACCTACATTTGTAAAAGCTATTGTTCATTTGTTGTTAGTGTTATATGCAGCTAGAATTGCACCAAGACTTCCAAGGGCAGTTTATGATTTATTTGAAAATCAATATTTTAAATTGTTTATATTCTCATTGATTTTATGGACTGCTCAATTTAGTCCATCGATATCTATTTTGATATCTTTAGCATTCATAATGACAGTCAATTATGCAAATCAACAACCAATTTGGGAATTTATGGAAAATGTGGGTGATAAAACTGCACTTGATGCAGTTCAAGTACTTGCTGAAGCAGCAGCATCTCCTGTCGCATCTTCTCCAGAAACAATTGTTCCATTAGCAAATACTGCTGTTTCTGCTGTAAACACTCAAGAAGGTGTTGATGCTGTAAAAGCTTTGGCTGAACAAGCTATGACTCCAGAAGCAGGAGATACTGGAAAAATAATGTCTGCAGTAGAAACTGTTGTTGTATCAACTCAAACTCCATCTCCGGTACCAACTTCAACTCCAACTCCAACTCCGGTACCAACTCCAACTCAAGCAGTTGAAGGTATTAAACTTTTAGCTGAAGCAGCTGCATCTTCTACCCCAGTACCTCCTGAAACAATTATGCCTATTGCTAATGCTGTTGCATCAGCTGCAACTTCAACTGTTGGTGTCGAAGCTATAAAAGCTTTAGCTGAGCAAGCTATGACTCCAGTTGCTGGAGTCCCTGAAAAAGTTTCCGAAGCTGTTCAAGTTGCAGTAACTTCAGTTGTTCCTGTAGTTGAAACTCCAGCTCCAGTTCCAGCTCCAGCTCCAACTGCTGCTCCAGTTCAATCAAAGGAACAAGAATTACAACCAGCTCCTTGTTATCCAATTAGACGCCAAGATATGTCTAAAGTTGGTTCATACGAAGTTGGAAGTTATCAAGATTGGAAGATCTAAATATAAAAATATAGTAAATAATAACTACGCTAAATTATTATTTATTCTAGTCTCTTATTTATTCTAGTCTTCTATAACACATTGTTTTAATAGTTCATTTGTTTTATCCATTTCTGTTTCGTTTTCAAATTGGTTAACACTGTGTGTTTTTGTTTGTTTTACACAAGATGTATTTATATTTTCAATTTCATACTCATCTAAATTTATTTGATTATATATAGTTAAAGCATTTTTAAAATGTGCTTTGTAAAAAGTTTTTCTTTGAGCAGATTGATTTTTGTAAACTGAAAAATTATCATGTAAATCAATTATCATAGGATTTTTTACATCGTGGTCTTTTCTAAAAATTCTACCAACGATTTGTTCTAAACGTCCACTTTCTGCTTTAATAGATGTTTTTAAATGACCTATAAACTTTTTAGGAGTAGTCAATATAAGAGTATCTAAATCTTTTTCTGATACACCTTCTCCAAAAGCACTAAATGTAGCAAGAATGACTTTACTGGATCTACTTCTTTGTAAATCTGCTTGTTTCATTTGACCCAAAAATAATCCATACGTAAAAGTAATTGACAGATCCTCATCCAATATCCTTTTAAATTCTTTTAAATGTTCTCTTCTATCACTTAATACTAATATTTTTCTATCATCTTTATAAACTAAATCTTTTATAAATTCTATAACTAGTTTATTTCTTTTAGGCATCATTGTTAATTCTGATAACATTGATGTAAATTGAATTTGATTTTGACCAGAAATTTTATTTACAGTAGAAATTTCTTTATATTCCGAACTGTCTATACGTATAAATTTTAATATAGGAGGTAAGCCATTTCTAGTAGAATTAGATTCGTAAACTATATCACCAATATGATATTTAAATACATATTCACATCCATCGCTTCTTTTTGGTGTTGCAGAAAGTCCAATTGTGTATTTACAACATAATTTACTAAGAACTTGTGAAAACACACGACTACTTGTATTATGACATTCATCTACTGTTAACAAACTAAAATCGTCAAATAAACTATCAGGATAATCTACTCTTGCTAAACTTTGTAACATTGCTATAACAACATCTGCACCTTCTACTGATACGTTTTTCTGACCTTGTATAAACCCTATTGTTATACCTGGGATAAAACGTCGTAATTCAGATTCCCACTGTCGCATTAATGGTATCTTGTTTACCACAATAATGGTTTTTACTTTAAGTTCTGATATAACTTTTATACAAATTACTGTTTTCCCCAAACCTGTGGCAGCCTTTAAAATTCCACCACCATTTTCACGACAAGATAACAATAAAGCATTTGCTGGTTCTATCTGGTTATCATTCAATTTTGCAGAAAAATTTAAATCTGTCGCTTCCCACTTTTTACCTATATAATTTGGTAAAAATTTATTAGGATTACCATATCTTTTTATACCATACATCTTAGGAATATACAATTTGTTTTTAGTTTCTGTATAAATTGGATAAGTCGGATCTATCTTATTAAATGTATTGTATTTCTCATCTTGTAAAGGTCGTGCTAGTAAATTATTTTTTAAATATACTATTTCATCTATTGATAAAGATTCTTTTTTAATTACATAACCTCTTTTTGATAAATAAGCAATTACGTTACGATCTTGCATATACCTCTAATAAATTTATAATAACTTTTTTAAAATCAATTTATTATAAAAAATTTTAATTAGAATATGAAATGCACCTATTAATTATCAGCAATACCACGCCTACTAGATATCTGGAAACCATCTGTTACATCAACAACTTCTGTGATTTCAAGAGTAAAAGAATAATCTAAATCAAAAAATTCATAATGTGTACCATCAAAATTTATTATAGAAAATTCTAATTCGTTTAATTGATTTAATGGTACATTATCAAATATTTTGGGATTACTTAAATACGAAAATACCATACTACCAGGTGACTGATCTAGACTTATTCTTGCAAAAACGTTTTTCACATCACCTGTATTCATCATAGTTGCTAATTGAGGACAACATAAAAACGCATAATTTTCCCCTTGTAAATTAATCGAACGATTAAGAACGTTTATTTTCGTATTACTTTGATTACCGTTAAAACCATGTAATAAACTACTTATATAAACATTATTTCCACCACCTTGTTCCTCAGCATTAGCTTGATCGTATTGATTATAAAAAGTAAATGTATTTTCATCTATTATATCTCTTACCGTAAATAATTTGTTGTTAATATTATTTGGACTCAGACCTCCTATTGATTTAACACCATACAAATAGAAATCTTGATTGAAACTCGTTATACCACTATTTCCAGACGATGTTATTGGATAACTATATGGGATAGTGAATGTATCTGATGTGTTCACAGTTATATTATATCCTCCATCTATAGGCTTTGGTGTTGTATTTGTGTTTGCTAAACGTACCATTTCGTTGTTTTCATAATTGTGAGGCAATTGAGTTTGTACTAATATTAGATTACCATATGTTTGTCCAGTAGGAAACCCATCTGTATTTTGTATACTTATAATCTTATTAAATCCGTGATAAGGAAAAGACATAGTCGCTAAACCTGTTTTTATAAAAGAATTACCTAATTCAATATCTTCATTAATATAAGAATTTAATGCAACGTTTATTACAATAGTATCGTTATTAGGAATAGCAAATACAGTTTGATTATTTAATGATATATTAGGTGTAGACTTGAAATTTTTAAACCTTATATTATCACCCACTTTTAAATCGTGATTAGGACAAGTAAACGTAGTTGTAGATGCACCTATACTTACACCAGTTATTAATATTGTATGTGTAGTTATAGGATTATTTCTAGGTATATATCCATCTAAACCAGCATCTCTTATCGAACCACCTGGTGGACTAGAACCACCACTTGGCAAAGACCCTGGAATGACGAAACTAGTATTTTCAAATACATTAAATATGGTATAAGTATCATCTAATGTCGGAGTAGTTGTTGTATTGTATAATGTAACAGTACTTCCTATATTACTTGTTGTATAATTATGTTTTCCAAATGTAGACACTAAAATTGTATTGCTAATACTCTTGGATATAGAAAAAATATCATAAGTAGTGGATGAAATAATTATTTGTCCTGTATTGACACTATCATTTAATAATACTTCCTCTATTAAAATATTAAATGACGTTGAAGATAATATCTGTGTAATTCTCTTATTACCATTTACAGAAGGTGTTGTTCCACTGGAAAAGATAGTACAAATCGAACCTAAAGAACTATTTGATAAATTATGTGGAGTTTTAGTTACTATTGTAGCTTGATATAAATTCGTAATAGACTTTATATACGTTTTTATTAAATCTGAACTATTTTCTAAAGGGAAACCTATATTAGGAGCAATCGTTGTACTTTTTTCACCAAATAAAAATTTAAAAGGAGCAATTCTTCCTGTTTTAAGTGTATTACCACCACCCTGTAATGTCTCTGCCGCCTTTATATTTATCTCAAATCTAAATATATTATTATTAATTTTAGTTATTTTATGAGCCGTATTTAGTGTAGTAGAAGGTATACCAGCCATAGTCTTAGCACCCTGTAAATAAATAATTTCACCATCATCGTAACCGTGATCTGTTAATGTAACCTGTATAACAGATGTATTTTCAGATGTTTGAAGAGAATTATTCGATAATTGTTTCAGAATCAAAGATATAAAAGTAACAACATCTGTATCTATATCTAATGTAACTATAAAATAATGATAATCACCTGTTTTATCTTTACGCTTTACACTTGATAATTTATTTGACATTTCAATCTGTAAACTAGTCGATATATAACTACCAGTTCTTAATTGAACATAGTATTCCGGATATGTCTCTGTAATAGCATTAATTTTATTCAAAGTAATATCTTCTTGATTTGCCCAATATATAGCGTGATTTGACGTATTAATAACAGCATTCGTATTTGGGAATTCTATACTTGCTAAACGAATACTTTTAATATTATAAAAAGATTTCCCCAAAAAAATCTTAAAATCACTCGGTTTCTCATATAACACTTTATCTCTATCTCGCGAATCTATACTCACATATGTTAATATTTCTTTAGTTCGTCTTTTTTGTTCTACATTACCACTTTTAATACTTCCAGTTCCAATTTTTTTTGAAAACACATTTGTATTCGTCAAGTTACTATCATCGTTTTCTTCAGTTAAATTAATACTTCTTATAGACATCCTATCAATACTATCCCGCAATCTCCTTTCTTCATTTAAACTACGTTCTTTTTCATAATAACGTTTAAATTCATAAGAATTCTCTGATGAAACTTCACCTTTCAATTCAGGTATAGGAACAAATGTATTAGTCGCTAATAAATCATTTTCATCAATATCCATCTTAAAATGTTTTAATAAATTATTATTTATTAAAATACGTACTTGATAAATGTAGACACGTAAGAACGAATGGAATGACAAAATCATTCCATTCTTTTTTTATCTTATTTTTTGTTTAAGCTAAAGCTTGTATTGTATGTAAGCTAAAGCTTGTTCTTTTTTAATGAATCTATCAATAATAATATAAACATACCAAAAATAACATACGAAGCCAATTCCATCATTTCTTCATTTCTATATTTGTCACTCTCTATACTCAAATGTTTTATAGCTAACATTCTACATTGTTTACAATCTAATATATGTTTAACGTGTGTATCACAATCAAATTCTTGTGATTCTACAAATCGAGTCTGGGATATTGGGGGTGTTTGTTGTTCAGAATATTGCGATTGAAATGCAACAGTATTATCTTGATCTACATTTGTTAAATTTTCAAGTAGCTTATCTGATGGTAAGATAAAACTCTCACCTCTATTATTTTCTTTATTATATTCTAAAGGTTTTACTTGCTGTACATTAACTTCATTGTACAATGAACTATTTATATTCGTATATAAAGTCTCATCATATACTTTATTTGAATTTTCAAAGTTTGGGAAAACACTTTTTATATATGAATAACTCATCTTCTTATTATTATATCTGAAAATAATTTTACATATTACCTAAAATTATTTTCTACATTATTTATTAGAATAAGATGTCACAAACTTTTTTAACACAAACTTTTTTAACACATATCATTAAAGCATTAGTTTTAGCTTTTATATATTTCGAAATTACAAATGCCAATGATACAACTTCCCAAAATATCATGAAATTTTCTCTATTCTATATAACAATGGTTTATGGTGCTAATATAATAAACATAGACCCAAATGTCATAACAAGTGCATTTTTAACAAAAGCCGTCTTTACACTCGTAGATGAAAAAATAAAAAGATAAAATTGTAATAGAAAATAAAAATTACAATACATAAATTATACGTTTATTACATCATTCGAAGACTATTATTTGTTTTTTTTGGTCTACCACGACCTCTTTTTTGAGTCATAGGTATACTCTTTAATATATCATCTGTAGTTTCTGTTACTTCTTGACGTTCCTTTTCATTTTTTCTTTCCCTCATTGTTCTTAAAATGTTATTTAAATCAATATCATCTTGAATATTATCCGGATCTTTCATTTTAGATGGCAATCCATCATCTGTAGTTTCTGTTATAGCATCTCTTTTATAATTTTCTAAAACAATTTGTTGTGGGTATTGTTGCTGGTATTGTTGTTGGTATTGTTGTTGGTATTGTTGAGGAACTTGCTGTTGTTGGTATTGTTGTTGTTGTTGAGGAACTTGTTGATTATTTTTACTACCAACTAAATTACCAATAAAAGAAGCAAATGCATTGCTACTATCCATTTTCGTAATCTTCTTAGATATAGTAAACATTGTAGCTGAACTGATAATCATAAATATCAATTTTACTTCAGGTGACATTTGTCCACGTCCTTTATATTTCTCATATAATTCAGCCATAACTTCATCATATTCTTGATTTTCCATAGAATAACCCATAGCTTCACTCCAACCTTCTAAATCAACACCCATAGGATCAAATTTAGTATTCATCATTTCAACACCTTGAACACCCAATAATAACATTCTTTTGAAAAATGCAACTGACCTCTCTGTTTGTATTTCGTTTTTTACCCTTTCATATTCGTTTTTAATATCGTCTAAAGTACTATTCATATCCAATTTCAAAGAACTCCATTTTCCCTTTATATTTAATTTACTAAATTTAAATAACAATTCACTCTTCTCTCTCCTAATATCATCATTTTTATTTTCCCTTTGTATAACCTTTTCCTTTCTTATTTTCCTTTTTGTACTATCTGATGAACTAGTAGTAGAACTTGATACTGAACTACTACTCCTTATAGATTTTTTTTTAATACTCTCCATTCTAACATCTTCTACCGATTGTTTAATAGATACCTGCTCCTCGTGATTTAATTTCTTTTTATTTGCTAATAATTCTAGTTGCGACAAAGATATATCCTCTGATTCTATATCAATTTTATTAGATGTCCTTTTAGAATTTTTTCTTGACGCAGAATTCGTACTCTTAATCGAAGAAATAGATTTATTATTGTTATACTCTAAACTATTTTCTTTTATATCCATATTATTACAAATTTACAATAATATAAATGTTAATTTTAAACAAATAATTCTATTTTTTATAAAAATCTATTGTTCACTTTGATCACATTCACCACTGGTCATCCATTTATCCATCAGTGTGGCTCATTAACAAAAATCTCAAAATACCTAAATCAGCAACAAAATATTCCAAGATTAAAGGTTTGTCATTTGTTAACAAAATATTCATATTCTCGCATAAATGTGAAGCCTTTATAAAATTCATTAAATGACTCAATTTAAATTTACCTTGAACAATTTTATCGTGAGTTTTTTCAAATTTTATCGATTTAATATCTTCACCATTTTGTTGCAACAATGCTTTCTGATCTTTATTTAATTTGTCATCAATTTCACAAATCGCCGTTTTAAATTCAGCTAACCCATCATTGCACTCAAAAATCAATTGTTTACCAACACTCTTAATTTCTATAACTTTACCTTCTAACAATTGAATATCCTTTACAATTTGTTGAAACTGAGACGATGGCATATTAATTACATAATCAAATTCCATCTCTGATATATTAATTACCTTGTCATCCAATGCCAATAAAGGAATTTTATAATCTTTTACTTTTCCCATAAACGGATCAGCCAATTCAATACCTAATTTATCTTCATCATTCTTATTCATATATAAAGTAATCGTTTCCCTTCTATTTGCAGATTTAATAGTCTTGAAAAATGTATTCGTGTCTATACCAAGAACCACAGGTTTTTCACAAGTGTAACTTTCAAATTTAGTAGCATCCAACTTTACATATGTTAATGACACCTTTGATGTATCCAATGTAGATATTTTTATACAATCTTTATTAATAACTATATTAGTCTCTTTTATATAAGGTTTTATAACTTCAAACAAATTTTTCACAATTACACTTTTTAATGTCTTTATCTCAAAAATTCTTTCAGTCATTATTATATAATTAAAACTTAATTTTAAATTAAAAAACGCGTTTATATTCATTTTTTTACATAAAATATACACATTAAACAAATTACACAATGTATGATTTTTAAACAATACATTGCTAATTAAATGATTGTTTATTCATTTTTTAACAAACTTTTTATATGATAATTTTTTACAACATAGTTTATACTATTTGTATTCCTATTATGTATATCACTTACAAAATTCATATATTTCTCTAAATAATATTGTAAGGTTTCTACCTCAGGATAATGAACATTAATAATTTGGGTATCACAATGCATAATAGGTATAGAATATCTAGATATATACATTGTACCTTTGTATAAATTAAAAATATACGTATTAAACCCGAGAATATCCATGTATTTCGATGTTTTTCGAATTATATACAATATAGAACCAAACATATATAATATATCATAATCTATTAAACCCAAATCACGAATTATATTTTTTATAATCAAATAAAAAGAATTGTTTCCATTACAATAGTCTATTATTTTATTATCTATCGTATTATAATATTTCAAATTAGGTTTTATATTCAATGCCTTTGAAAAATTTAATATATCAAATGCATCTAAAAAATCCATTATATTATAATTTATTTCCAATGGTAATGACAATATATTCATTTATAATATACATTGAAAAAAATAGTATAAAAAACATCTCGATTTAACTAAATTTACATATAATAAATTAATTTTATTTATATATAATTTTATTTATATATATTATTTATATATAAATGAACACAAATGTAATTCTTGGGATAATCGCGATAATTGTATTATTTGTCTATGTTACGATAAATACAAATTACAATAAAAGAGATTCTTTTATAATAAAAACATTAATAAGAGGATGTTCAAGATGGGCTATTGCAAGTAAACAAGATAAAAGTCCATTGATAGCTTTACTTCACGCAAATTACGCTTCTGGTTATTTATGGGCTATAAAAGATGTTTTTACAAACGAAGATATACATAAATGGACTGGTATAAATATTATAGATTATCAAAATAAAATTACAACTATTCAAGACGACGCCACACAAAAAGTAAGTGAAATATGTCCAACATTTGCAAAAGAAATCCTTTTTGATAAACAACTTGCGATTTTAGCAGGAGATATACCCCCTATATTATTTAAATAAAAGTACACATTATACATTGATTTCTTTACAAATTATCTCTTTGCAATATCAGGACCTAATGTAAATCCTGTACAATCAATTTTTCTATTAGCTCCAGATCCCCAATTTGGATCCCACGAACTTGCTATACTAGGATTAGGATAATGTCTCATAGCCTTATTACCATCGTATCTATATATGGCACCTGCACCTTTAGGATTATATCCAATACAAGAAATAGCATCTCCAGGGTTAGCATTTATAGGTACTGGTGCTCTCATTGCTGGCATTGGTGTAGACGATGTAAAACAGGCTTTATTTTGCCAACTGTTTTTTGGAAGTTGTGACCAAGCTTTCATATCATTTTTAACTACTTCTTCTGATTGACTATGCCACCACCCGTCTGAACCATAATTTTTTATAGTATTCATATTATCACAACCAACTGATTTAAACCAATTACTTAATTGATCTTGAGACCATTTTGGTGCAGGTGTTGGTATAGCTGGCATTGGTGCTGGTACTCTCATCTGTTTCAATTCTCTCTCTATTATTTCTCTAAACTGTACTTGTTCTTTTGTATGTCTCTCTTTCAACTCTCTCTCTCTCATCTGTCTCTCTTTTGGATTACTTATTTTTCTCAACTGGTCATCTCTCTCTCTCATCTGCATCTCTATCATATCTCTCTCTCTCATCTGCATCTCTTTCATGTACATCTCCTCTCTCTTCTCCATGTCGTTCATTGCTGGCATAGCTGGCATTGCTGGCATTGGTGCTGGCATTGGTGGCTCTCTCATCTGTTTCATTTCTCTCTCTATTATTTCTCTAAACTGTGCTTGTTCTTTCATGTGGCTCTCTCTCAACTGTCTCTCTCTCGTATCTCTTTCTCTTGGATCACTTATTTTTTTCAACTCATCTAATTCTCTCATCTGTCTCTCTATAATTCGCATCTCGTTCATTTGTATCCCTTTCCTGTACTTCTCCTGGCTCATCTGTATAATTTCTCTCTCTACTGTTTCTCTCATCTGTGCTTGTTCTTTCATGTGGCTCTCTCTCAACTGTCTCTCTCTCATATCTCTCTCTCTTGGATCACTTATTTTTTTAATCTCATCTATTTCTCTCATCTGTTTTTCTCTCATTCGCATGTCGTTCATTTCTATCTCTTTCCTGTACTTCTCCTCGTTCATCAGTATATCTTTCATCTGCATTTCTATCATTCGTATCATCTCGTTCGTTGGCCCTAATGGTCCTAATGGTTCTTTTGGTCTCATTGCTGCTTCTTTCTTCTCTCTCAACACTCTCTCAATATCCTTTCTGATTTGTCTAGTAGCGTCGGTTTGCTTTTCAGGTGGTGTGAGAAAACCAAAATCATTTAACATCTTTGTATATTTTTGATCCAAGTATGCAAATTTTGGAACAAGTTTTTCAACTTCTTTTTTTCTTTCACCAACGTAATGTACAAGAAATTCTTTGGCTATAGCTTTTTCTTCTGGTGAGACGTCCATACGTTGATCTAACATAAAATTTGCATAGAAAAATATTTCATCTGGTGTCTGTCCTGGGGACTCGTCAATGTTAATTAAACCTTCTTTTTGTTTTAAAAACAAAAAGTAAAAAGCTACAACTACTACAACTATAAACATTATTGTCAAATTTCTATTTTTATTATTCATTTTATGTAATATAAAAATATTTTTTTTTTATATTATTTATATTAATTCTATTTTTCTATTTTTGTATCACGTTTCTTACCGTGTTTTTTACATATTTCTTTTTTTTTAAACAAAACAAATTATTTATTTTATATATCGATTACTTACATTTATTAGAAAGTCTTATCTAATTCTATCTTTGAACACGTTTCCATATCATTAAAACATTCGTTACACATATCGTCCTCGTATATTTCATCATAATAACAGTCTTCGCAGTATTTTTTATAACATATTGTACAGTAATGTTTAGGATTAATGGTACATTTTGTTTCGCAACCTACACAATAATATAATTTTGTCAAACTGGTTTTAATCATCATAAGTGATCAAATTGTAATTGAAAAAAAATTCAATTTTTGAAAAAGTAGTATGAATTCGTATTTTTTTAGTTTATTGACGAAACTTTTTTTACAAGTTTATTGTAATAATGTCATCATCATATAATTTTAAGGACAACCTAACTATAGATAACAACAAATATTTAAAATGGTTAGATAGTACAGGTACATCTCGTGCAAATATTATAGCATTTAATGAAAATAATGATTTAGTTGTAAATTCAGATGTTACAAATAATAGTAATACATTTTTTAATAAAGACATTTCAGCAGGTAATGTTTTCATAGGTACAAAATTAGGAATAGGATTCAATTCTACATCAAATATGTCATCAAATTTAACAATGAATAACAATAGTTTTATTGGTGTCAATACTACAATTGGTACTAGTAATGGGTTTTTGGGATTTTCAGGGTCTTTTGGGAATGATGGAAATGGTAGTAAAGTTATATTATATGGGAATGATAATGTTGCTAACCATGGAAATTTGCATTTGTATGCTGGGAATGTGTTAAATGGAAATATAAATATGTATGTTGGTAACAATTCGTTAACAATGCAAATTTTACAAGACGGTACTTTAAATTATATTCCTAATGGAATAACACCTAGATTAACAATAGATGATTCAAAAGCAACATTTACAAACGATGTTATTATAACTAGTACTACACAAAGTTTTAATGCATCATCTGGTGCTTTACAAATACGAGGTGGAATTGGTATTACAGGGAATTTATATGTAGATGGTACTATCAGTTTAAATGAACCATCTGGGAATATTAACTTTGATAGTACACAAGCTAGTTTAAGTTACACAACAGGTGCAATTTTTATAACTGGAGGTCTTGGTATATCAACTACAGTGAATTCTTCTAGTATTACAGCAGGTGGTGGCTTAAGTATAGCAGGTGGTGGTGCTTTTGCAAAGGATGTTTATATAGGTGGTCAGACATTTATAGTAAATACTTCTCCAACAACAAGTTCTCAAACAGCAAGTTTAGTTGTTTATGGAGGTATGGGTATAAATGACAAAATTTTATCAAGAAGTGATTCGTCACAGATTCAAATTGCTCCAAAAACAAATGGTTTATCAACCGAGATTGTATTTTACTCGTTAAATAACTTTGCATCTAATACTGATTCGGATACATCATGGAAAATTGGTCAAAGTATAGATACTATAGGATCTGGTAATTTTGGAATATCTAATTCAAATATTGGTTTGATATTATCAATTTCGTACAATGGAACTACTAATTTTAAAAATCCATTAAATATATTAGATTCAACAAATTCATCGGATGTTAATAATGGAGGATCTTTTACTATTAGTGGAGGTGCATCTATTAAAAAAGATGTTTATATAGGCGCAAAGTGTCAAATTGATAACTTATCAATTGTTTCTACAAAAGATTCACTTAACACAACAACTGGAGCTATCGTTTCATCTGGAGGTATTACAATTAATAATACTACAGAATCATTATCTTCTACGTTAGGTGGTAGTATTTTAACAGCAGGTGGTGTAAGCATCGGTAAAAGTTTATTTGTAGGAGGTCCAATAATGAAAATCCCAGATGGTGATATTGGTTCGAGACCAAACCCTGCGAAACAAGGTTATATTCGTTACAATACCGAAACACAACAATTCGAAGGTTATGGTCCGGGTGATGCCTGGGGATCTTTAGGTGGTGTTATTGACATTGCACAAACAACTAAAGTACTGGCATCAGAAACACCTAATGTAACTGATGGTAACCTTTACTTTTATACAATTGGATCCGAACGTATGAGAATCAATAGTTCTGGTAATATAGGAATAGGAACTTCTGCACCAAATTACAAATTAGATGTGAATGGAACAATTGGAGTATCTGATGGTATATATGTTACAGGAGATTCACAATTCACAGGTTCTGTTACAATTGGTGAACTTTTAATCTCTTCAGGTATAACATCAAATCTTTCTACATTCGGATCCATTTTTGTCACAGGAAAATCTATTTTAAATACATTAAATGTTAGTGAATTAACAACTGGTACGATCTTAGCTACAACAAGTTTAATGGCTATTGGAAATTCCAACACCATTGGTAATATTTACACATCTGGAGGAAATGTTGGTATAAACACAACTGATCCTAATTATCAAGTTGATGTCAATGGATCTATGCGTGTCGTAACAGATCTTTATGTAAATGGAAATATGTCAGGAACTAGTAGTACATTTGCAACCTTGACTCTTACTTCAACTAATCCATCAATTGATATTAGTAATGGTTCATTATTAGCATATGGTGGTATTACAATCAGATCTACAGTTGATGCATTTTCTATTACAAATGGTGGTAGTTTGTTAACAAATGGTGGAGCTGCAGTAGGGAAAATGTTGTTCGTAGGAGATTCTATAAATGTAAGAAATAATATTCGATCAAATACATTAGCAATATTATCTACTGAAAATGGTTTAGGTATAGGAAGTGGAGGATCATTAACTGTGTTAGGCGGAGGTAGTATTTCAAGAGATTTATATGTAGGGGGTACCGTTACGAGTTCATCTGATATACGTCTAAAAACCAATATAACAAATTTCAAAAACGAAAATGACTCGATTTTAAATAAAATTGACAATCTAAGAACTATTAAATACATATATAAAGATGACGAATCAAATACACCATATGTTGGTTTTGTTGCACAAGATTTTGTTTCTGATTTCCCAGAATTTACAAGATGTCCAAAAGGAGGTTTTTATTCTTTAGATTATCAAAAAATTTCTGTTATTCTATTAGAGTGTGTTAAAGAATTAAAAACAGAAATTCATTTACTTAAACAAGAAATACAATCTAATAAAACCAGTTGAAGTTGAATTCAAGTAAAAATATATAAAAATTTAATTTATTTATATATTGTATAAAATGGATAATACAGATAGATCCTTTACAGTAGAGGCATTTTATATGTCTGGAAAACGTCTAAGAACTTCTGGAGGAAGGTATATTAGTAAAAAACCAGCAGACGCTGCTAAAAAAGCATTTTCTCAATACTATAGAAATCATAAAAAATCTGGACGATTTTCGTTGCAAGTACATTTGAGGGAAACAACAAGTGGGTCATCTCATAAGATTTATAAATATAAAGTTTCTAAAGTAAATGACTCTAAAGAAGTTATGAGAGATGGAGAACTTGTAGTTTACAAATATTCTACAAAAATTAAATCATTGTAATTTTACCGCGCTGATTAATGAATTTAGCTAACAGTAACAATCCTCCAAATAATGTCATATTAGCCCAAAAACCTAATGATTTTTTATATGAAAATTTTGGAGGATGATATAATATTGTTGCTAATATAGTAAAAATACATAAGCTTAAAACACTGTAATATGCATATTTCTTATAATTACCTGATATAAAATAATATATAATAAGTAGTGGTGCTATTATTTCAAGTAATATAACTAACACTATAACTAAATTTATAACTAAATTACTAAAGATTTCAAATGGTACTTTGTTTGTTAAGCTATCTACTGTTTCTTGAAAATTAAAAATTTTAGTAATACCTGAAACGAAAAACATCGATAACAAAAATGCAGAAATGAATATAGGATTTTCAATTAGTTCAACCAACATTTATTATAATATAAGTATATAATAAATTTTTAAAATAAAATTCAAAAGGTGTTTGTTAACGTAACTTTTGTTTCCTATAATTCCTCATATACTCTTTTCTTTTTTCGATATCTTCAAGTGTCATTTCTTTTTTCTTACGTTCACGATAATCTTTCATATACATTCGTCTTTCTTCTATTTCTGTATCACTTAATATTTTAGTTTTATTTTTTTCCAACAACTTGGTCTTGTTTATTTCATAATATTGTTTGTTATACTCTTTTAATCTTTTTTTATTGTCTTCATTACCTAATTTTGATAAAATGACATCCTTATTTTCTTTATAATACTCTTTAGAACGTTGATTATTACGTTCTTTTAAAACTTCTTTGTTTTTTTCATAATATTCCCTCGCACGTTTATTTCTATTTTCACGTTGGTCAGGAGTCATTGTATTTTAATTTATAAATAAAATGTTCAATTTTTTATTGAACATTTATATTCGATTGAACATTCGATTAATTACAAATCGCTACCAGTTAATACTTGTGTTATACTTCTATATTGTTTTTGACCTTTTATACTTACGTTTTTGGGTTTGTCCATATAATAAGGTTGTTCACTTGCATCTCTAAGATAATCTATATATTGTTGTAATTGTGATACAATGTTTGGTACAACTTGATTTATAACAATTGTATTTAATCTACTTACTTCCATTTTATATTTCATTAATAAAATTTCCTTTTCATTTTGTCGCATATCTGGTGTAATCAATTTTGGATGTCTACTGTATTCTAAAAATACTGCTCGCATAATAATCATCAGTTCATTCATTGATTGTTTATCAATTATATAATTTGTTTCCTTATGAACATTAAATTTGATTACGTTTTGAATATTTAGAATATTCAATTTAGAAAAAAACAAAGATGTCAATAATGTTTCTCCATATAAATTCTTAAATAGATATCTTGTATTACTATCACTTAAATCATCGTCGTCTGTTGTTAAAATATAAGATCCAGGTGATTCCATACTATCAACTTTTTCTGAAGTTAATCTTTGACCTCTTTGTTTTCGAATCATTTGCAAAGTTCTAGTTTCTAATGGTATATCAGGAGTAGTTGTTTCAAATATTTCATTATGAAATACAGGTAAATCCGGTAAATCTTCTTGATTCATTATTAAAATACATATATAAAAAAAAATTACAATAATTACATCTTAAACAGTAAACTATAATAATTTTTTATCATACTGCTGTTTTTCCTTTTTTCTGGATGTACATTTAATAACATTAATAGTAATTTTTTTATAATCGTTTCATTGGTTCCATCATAATTCGTATTAATTGGGAATATATATTCTATTAATATTCCATTTTTTATACTATTAAAATGATTTTTATAATGTATATTATCTAATTTTGCAAAATTCCAAGGCATTCTATTGTAATATAAATTATATAATACAATTCCACAACACCACAAATCAGCTCGTTTAGGATCGAAATCATATAAGCGTAATATTTCAGGAGCCATATATTGTTCAGTTCCTTTTAACCCATAAACGAGTTGATTTTCTTCAACTAACATTGCTTCACCCAAATCAATCAATTTTATTATCTTATTTTTTGGATTTATCATTATATTTTCTAATTTAATATCCAAATGAACAATATTGTTCGTATGCAAATAATCAACAGCGTCTATTAATTGGCCAAATAATTTTATTATATCAGGATGATCAGAATGATTATATTCGTTTAAATAATCTAACAAATCAATACCTTCGCAATTTTCTAAAATAATAGTTTCAAAATTAACATCTATATCTAAAGTTCTTCTTATATTTGGATGATGTAACATCATTCCTATTTCGTATTCTTTGTAAAAACGATCAATTTCTTTTTCTTTAGGTTTTATTTTCAAACCGAGAAAATCTGTCTCGTATTTTATTCGTTTAACTACAAATAATTTGTCACAAAACCCTTTGTTGGAAATTTGTTTACATTGATACAATTCAATTGTTCCGTGAGTTCCTTCGCCCAAGAAATTAACTAAAAAAGATTCCCTTAAATGATTAATACTTTTAGGTTTTATTGTTGTAACATACATTTATATTATTTTGTTAAATAAATATTTAATAATCAATATTTTATAATCTAATCAATATTTTATAGATTTATACATTTAAATCAAACCTACAAATAGGACACGTTGTTGCATTTGATAACCAAGTTTCTATACAATTTATATGAAATGAATGATTACAAATCAACTTTCTTGTAATCGTTTTCTTTTCGTAATTATCTAAACAAATAATACAAGACGTATCATTATTTCCTAAACATACTATTGAATTTTCTAATAGTTTACATAAACTTAATTGTACTTTAATTTCTTCAAAATTTTCATTTAGTGGTTCATAATATTCTTGAGGTATTAGAGCATTCCTACGCGTGTAAATATTATTGTTAATATTGTTACCAATTAAATTTCTTCGTCGATTTCTATAATAGACACAACGACCATATGCTAATCTTCTTAATAATCCTGGTTCACTTGGTAATGTCATTTAATAGTTTAAATAATATATACATACATTATTTTTATTTTGATTTTTTATTTTGGTTTTTTTATATATTTTTATTATTGTATATAATACAATAATGGAAATCAAGGATTTACCAGAAGATATAATTTTGACGTTATTTTCCCATATGGAAAGTCGACAAATTGTAAATACTTGTTTGAGTCATCCAAGAATTCTAGGTATATGTGAGGGGAATCAAAATTTTATAAACAAAAACATATTAAAAAAAGATTATGGTTTTACTCAATTTCAAAAAAACTATAATTATACTAGTATAATGGTATATATGCTGAATAGATTTCGTATTGTGTCTCCTCAATTAAATAATCCCGAAAAGTTAATGTATACAGTAAGAGATAGTCATCTTCATGAATTTAACAATTATAAGGAAATGTTAATGTATGCTGTAGAACCGATTATCAGTTTTGATAATATTATCGTGTTTAGTAAATTTAATAATTATAATGAAATGCTAACGTATGCAGTGCAAGATAATCGTATTGACGTTTCACGTTTTTTGATTGAGAATGGTGGAAATATTGCAGACGGTGGTGTTGCATCGGCAATTATATATAATCGTTTTGATATTTTGAATTTTTTTATTGAAAACCCACAATTTGATATAAAAGAAGCCATTAAATTAGCTATTATACATAAAAACATTAATTTTTTAAGATATTTTATTGAAGAACTACAATTTGATATAACAAATACAGACGATATTTTTCGTACAGAAATGTGGTTTTATGCATTTGTTGATCCATATCTTATTCAAGATGCGAGAATTCTTGATTATTTAATTACAAGATATCCACAATTATTAACACGTAATTTACTTGAATCAATATCCGGGATGCTTCAATCTATAAACCCAGATAATGTAGTTGTAAATTATATAAACTTATTGATGAGTTCAGGTACAGTTGAAAGTCTAAGTAATTTTTTACAACGTCCCATTCAAAACCTTGATCAACAATATAGAGAAATACAGAGTGTCTTCTCTGAAATCTCTGAAGAAGAAGATGCTTTTTAAAATAATGTCCTTTTTATTAAGAAGAATATGAAAATTAATTTTTATATGAAAATTAATTTCTATATAAATAATAAGTAGAATGAATGCAATGTCGTACGATAAGTTTATAAGACAATTACCTTTTTTATTAATGGCAATCGTAATCATTTATATAGTAAAACCAAATATACTATTTAAACCAAATGGTAAACCTAGAGTTTATGGAATTGGTAAAGATGATGAAGGTTATAAAAAAACATTATATACATTTCAATTCTCAATTATTATATTAGCCTTGATTATAAATTACGTATTTTAATTAACATATAATTAATAGATATACAAATAAAAGACTTTCAAAAGAATCATTTGCTGAAAGTATTATTGAATTGTATAATACTTAGACAAGTTCAACTTCAAAAGCGTTATTACATAATCTTCCAGAAAAGATTACAGTAACATTTTGGTTAAGTTTTAAATTATGACTATTAATAACCCACATTTCTATAATTTCTTTTTTTTCAAAATAATCTATCAATCCTGTTATATATTTTTTATTATTTTCAAAAATTTTTATAACAGTAATATTAACTTTAACATTTTGCATAAATATGGGATAATTCATTATTAAATAATAAATTTATTTAAAAATCATTTTAAACATATATAAACCAATTAGGATCCTTTAGTTGATTTACTAGGAATTACAGGATGATTAGAATATATTAATTAACAATTAATGAAACATATAATACATAAAATCAGCTAAAGCGTGTTGTTTGGATTTCATCCAATCTGACATTATAGTTAGAGCTTTATGAACTATATCAACGTCACAATTAATTAATAATATTTCTCCTACATAAGTGTTCTTTATTTTTACATTTTCTTCTACTTGAGAGATATGTTGAATATTAACAAAATGTTTATAATCTATTATATGACATCCATTTATATTAATATAGTATATTCCATTTAACTTGAAAAATGAAAATTCTAATCTTTTACCATTGTACTTTTTTATTATAAAATTATCAGTATTTATACCAGCAAACTGTTTTACTAACATTTTTCCATCACATTCTTTAAATTCGGCAACATCTCCGTTTTTACCAGTGTGATTATCTATTATCAAATATTCTCTATCCATTAAAATACGCAATGAAAAAAAAAACAATAAATATATTACAACTGTATAATATATATTTATTATTATAATGCTGTTAAACCATTTTTACAAGGATTTATTATGTTAAATTGTTCACAATAATAATAACAATCAAGATGAAACCTTGATAACTTATATATTTTGTATCCAGTAATATCAACGAAATTATCTAGAATAATCATATCGCAAAGATTATTATTGTAACAATATTCTGAAATATATTCTAATATATAAGAAAGATAATCTAATGATAATTTTTCTAAAACGATACTGTAAACAATAGCATTTTTACACTTTGTATCATAGTATATGTCACAAGAATACAAGCAAATAAAATTATTAATAACATTATTCTGATCTCTAATAATAAATTTATAAAAATTGGGATTTGATAACATTTCTTCTATATCTTGTTTAGTATCGCTTTTGTAAATAGTATACGTACTGGATTTATAATTGTTTACTAAATTAAAAATTGTATTTACAAATGATGTCTTTTCATCGTGATTTTTATCTTTTAAATCTAAAAAAAATTCTAAATGAAAATCATTTACAAAATATGTAGGATAACTAAATGTATTATATAGTTTTTTTATTAATGGTAAATTACTATCAATAATGTTATTAAAATTAAAACTACGTTTCTGATTCGTAATCGTATGATCTATATTAATAGGTCTACAATAATAACTTTTTTTACAAAAATAAGATAATGATATAGGACGTCTTAATTTATAAATTATATATTTTATCGTTTCGTTGTTTTTCATAGTGTATATTTTACCAATGCATTTTATTATAAATTTTAGAATATAAATATTGTAAAAATCAGTAGATAAACATAATAATTTTACATTTACATACGGTATTTGATTTGTTATTTCCGAATTTTCTTTTGAATAAAAATAGTCCTTATGAAAAAATGCTAAACCTATTATCGTATCATTTAATTGTTTGTTATCTTTTGGGAGAAATATTACACATACACTGTTTTTTAACAAACAATCAAGTAGTTCATTTGAATATATGTTATTACTATTACCTACAAGTATATAATGTTTGTTTATAAACCCATAAATCACGTTTTTAATATCTGTATCTGGATTTTCTATAATCTTATAAATTAAACTCCCAAAGGGATCAGGATCAGGATCAGGATCAGGATCAGAAACAAGATCAGAAACAAGATCTGAATCCGGGTCTATATAAATATATTCTTGTAAATCTTTTTTTTTACTATTGTACTTTTTATATAAATTTTTAATAATACTTGAGCGTTTACTCCATAACTTACTCATAAGATATTCATTGTAAACTGTAAAAATTTTTTATTTTTTTTTATTTTTTTTTAAACGGCGTTTTGCAACTTGGTCTTCGTATATAAATTCTATTTCTGGAAAACGTTCTAATAATTTACGAGTTTGAGATTGCAATTTGTCTTTATGTTTTAATGATAATGTATTTGGTGTAATATTATTCATTTGTTTTGTTTTAGAAGTACTTCCCCAGTCAATATACAAGTAAAATGGATCAACAAAATCAACCATATATCCATTCTCATTTAATTTATTCATAATGTACAATATACATGATTTCATATCGTATTGAGGATATCCTATTAAAATTTGAGGAATTTCAAATATAATATATGTTTGTTCGGTATGCCTATTTGTATAAATAATCTTTTGAATTATCTTATTTAAAACTATTTTAAAAATGTCATTTTTGGAAGATTCTTTTAATGTCTTTTCTTCGTGTAAAGACGTAATAGAAGGTAATGTGTCATTGTCATTGCCAAAAGATTTATTTGACATTTTCTAATTTAATGTTTATATTATAAATTTTTTTAATTTATTTTATATAAACTTAAATTAATTAAGACTTTTATTATGTCATCTAATACATTGTCTAATACATTACCCCATTGTAAAATAATTTATGGTTATACCCCAAATTGTCTAAATAACTCTGACAACTCGCCAATTCTATTAATAGAACCTAGAAACGAATTTATAGATATTATTAAAAATTTACGTAAACAAAATGTTATATTGATATCTAAAGCTTTAGTAAAATCAAAAATATCAAGTGAAACATTATTGTTATATGATAAATCAAATCATAATTATTGGATACCTGAAGATGATTTAAATATAAAAGGGAATAATTGTTTTAATATAAAAAAATACGTGATTTTTACAACTACTATTGAACAACTTATATCACAATACAGGATTCAAAATATACAAGACTTTATAGTAAATTTAAACATCCTAAATATATTCAATGTTCTAGATAGTATTTTACAATACAATCATATCTTATCACAAATATCAATAAGTACTGGAATACATATAGATAAACAATCAAAAATATTATTATATTACAATTCAAAAATAGATGATGAAGCAAAGCTTACCATATATCAACATAAAAACTTAAACCTGACTTTACCTAATATAGGAATTTATTTCTTAAATGAAAATAACATAAAAAATACAAATGATGATTTGTCTTTATTCGTAAAACAATATAAAATGAATATAATAATAAACAATGATGATACGGATAAAACTTTAATAGCGTATCCAGATTCTATACAATTTATAGAATCAGATGAAAAATTAAATAATAATTTATCAAAAGTATTTCACGAAAATGTTATAACTATTCTAGATAAAGTTTTTTCAAACGATTCAAATGGTGCCAAGATATCGGAAAACTTAGATATTATTATACAATTTAATCAGAAATACTTTACCTCGAAACGCACTTTACAAATTATGTATCCGTTAAAAGACGATACTATTTATATTCATCGCCCATATGATATAATCTATGCTAACAAAAATTGTATGTTTATGATATATCAAATACTAAAATCAAAATACTTTACAGATTACATGGAAACAAAACAAAAAGAAAAACCAGTTATGTTTAAATTTTTATGTAAAAAATATTTTTACGACTATTTATCCACTATATTTGTCTTTAAAGATTTTTAAAATTTTACTTTAATAAAATGTTAAATGTGCAAAAAAAGTTTTCTTTTAATGTCTGCATTGTATTAAAGTTGTATTAACCATTTTAACAATGGTTTATTTTATAAAATGTTATCAAGGTCTCTTTTTGGGATAGTGCATCTCGTGTATTTTTGTAATAATATATCATTACTTATAGTGTCTGTAATATTTATTTTAAGAATTGCTTTATCCAATGTATTACTTTTTCTATTATAATTAACGACTCTTATAAAAATATCAAAATTGAATAACTTTACATAATCTTTTTTGTCTCTATATTTATCATTTGAAATCAAAATACAATTATTGGTTTTGTGTAAAATATAGAAAAAATACTGACATAAAAAATCATCTTTGTTTTTATCCAAAATATCATTATTGTACTTGTCCTCTATAATAATAAACTTTATATTGAAATTTTTATGTATTTTGATAATACTATCTAATGTAGTATCGTAATTGTTCAACTTTTTCATTACAAAATAAAATTGACTTGATTTATCAATCTTAACATAATCTATATATTTTGTAAAAAACAAGTTAAAAAAATCAAATGTATCCTGTTCCTTATTACAATGTTTTACAGAATGAAAATCAATATCGTACTTTTTATACTTTATCTCACGGAAATCAGAAAAAATATTCAAAAAATCAACTATATACACCTTTTGTTTCAATATCATTTCGTTATAATTATATTTTACTTTATTTGCAGAATTAGCGAACAATCTACTCATTGTAATCATCCTATTAGTTTTTTTAAATTCACTTTTTTCTTGTCCCTAGTAGGGTAAAATAAGATTAATTAATACTATCTATATTATTAACATATTCCAAACACTTGTGTATAACAATTTTAATACTAGGCAAGTTTTGATATTCTTGACCCATATAAACTCCAAACATTACTATAAATAATTCATAAAACATTATTTTTATTAAAAAAGATCTTGTTTTTAAATAAAAAATTAGGTTTAAGTTTTAATTGTTATTTTAATTGTTATTTTAATTGTTGTTTACTTTTGAATTATTTTCAAGATGTTTTGGAGGTCATCTCGCCAAAGGTCTCTTTCAGTTTTCTTTTGTAAAGTATCTAATTCAAATTGTTTTGTATCACGGTGTTTTTCTAACTCTTGTATTTTTTCAAGTGAAAGAGAAATTAAAGGCATTCTTACTAAATAATCAAATGACTTTGTACATCCGGTACCGTCTTCTCGATCAGAATCGTCATTTATATCTGATGTTAGTTTTGGATAATTGTTTTTTTCTAATAAACTTAAAATGTATTCCTTATTACGTCTATTAATGTCCAATTCTCCGTTAATGTATTCGTTAATGAAACGTATTTTTGAGTTTAATAATGTTAGTTCATTTTGTAATTGTTTGACAATGTATACTTTTCTCCTTTCATAAAAATCAATACGAAGATCATAAAAATCAAGTAAGATATCAGTTGCAGATCCGTATTTTGTAAGAATGAGGTCATCACTAAACAAATACATATTGTTTGTGGTAAAACTTCGAGTTAATCGTAAAGTTTTTTCTAAAGTATTATTCTTAATTAACTTGTCCAAATCTTCTGCCTTACAAAATTCGACGATAAAACAAATGTCACTGTTTTCATCACGTGTCTTATTCTGTACGTCTTTCAATTGAACTGATAGTTTTTTAGATTTTGTTGTGCCTCCGGTACCAGTTGATTTTGTAGTTTTTGGTTTAGTAGTGTTTGAGTCGACTAAAGCTTCTAAAAATTCTTTATAAGTAGTAACCCAAGATCCAACGGGAAGTTCTGTAATTTTGATTTGTGTATCGGATACACGTTGCCATTTACCGTATGTACTATAACTACCAGGTTCTGTTTCTTTTAAATCACCGTTGAAATGTTTGAAATATGGTGTCATTGGTAAAGGTTCTTTATCATCTAATACCCTTAATAAATTTGCAACGATATCTGTTGGATTATAAGGTGGAATATATGTAGAATAACCTGTACCAATACCTTCACAACCATTAACTAAAACCATTGGTAGAACTGGCATAAACCATTCTGGTTCAATTTGCATACCATCATCATTTAAGTACTTGAGTAAAGGTGAATCTCGTTTGTCAAAAATCGAATTAGTGGCATCTGATAATCTTGTAAAGATATATCTCGGACTAGCTGCATCTTTTCCTCCAAGTAAACGAGATCCAAAGTTACCATCAGGATACAACAAATTCAAGTTATTAGACCCAACAAAGTTTTGAGCCATACTTACAATAGCTCCTTGTAAACTTGCTTCTCCGTGATGATAACCTGTTTCTGCTGATACATAACCTGACAATTGTGCAACTTTAATCACTTTGTTGATATTATTTTTCAACATATAATACATGATCTTCCTTTGACTTGGTTTTAATCCATCGCATAAACTTGGAATACTTCGCAAATTGTCATAAATGGAGAAATGAATAAGTTCTTTATGAATAAGATCTTGATAACTAACTCTATTTGTTTTTGCATCAATGTAACTATTTCTATCATATTGTGCCAACCAACGTTTACGTTTATCTGAACATTTCATATCAGATGACATATAGTTTTGGTTATTTGTTTCTTGGTTACTTTGATCATTTGTGTCCTGTTCATTTGATTCTGTTTCATCACTTGTTTTTGTTTTAATGTTTTTGTCCTTTTCAAAAGCAAGAACAATAGATTCATCGCAAAGGTTATCTTTATAGTAGTAATCAATACGTAAACGATCCATTCTACGAAAAGTTTCTTGAGCATCTTCTTTTTTAGAAGTACCCAATCCTTTAAAATATCTGATTTGATATCCTTTGGTATTTGTACTCTCTTTCCATTTATGATAATCTTGCTCTGTGTAAAATTCCAAAACTTTTTGACCACGAATAGCCTTGACAATAGGTGTTCTAAGTGTTTGAATGAAATCAAGTTTAAGAAGTGATGGCCACCAATGATGGAATAAATTTACTAAGAGACCTTTGATGTGGGATCCATCTACATCAGAATCTGTAAGAATCATTACTTTTCCATAACGTAAATCCTTTGTGTCTTTGTAATCTTTGCCTTGTTTTAATCCAATGATTTGTTTCAAGTTATTAATTTCTTCATTGTTCATCAATTGTGATACAGTTGCATCTCGAATATTAAGCACTTTTCCTTTCAAGGGGAAAACACCTAAACGTTCTGGACCAACAATAGATCGTCCCCAAAGTGCAAATGTCATAGCTGACAAACCTTCTGTAAGAATTAAACTACACTGATCTGATTTAGCAGTTCCAGCCCACAAAGCATCTTCTAATTTTGGAACATAAATTTTGTTCTTTTTCTTGCCATCCGTAGTTTTTGCAAGATCCATTGTTTCTTTCATTTTACAAAATTCTATAATGTCTTCAACAATAGGACTCTTCCATAATTTATCAATAAATTTATCAGATACTTCAACACGACATCCAAAATCTTTTACTTGAGTTGTTAACATTTCCTTTGTTTGACTACTAAATTGAGGATTTACAACTGTAGATCTTAAAAATAAAAAGAATCTTTCCTTGATAATCGCAGGTTTTACATCTTTTAATTTCTTTTTTGTTTCCAAAAGCGTCTTTAGTTTAGAAGTTATTTGATACACAATGTGATCAACGTGTTTACCACCTTGATAAGTAGAATTACCATTCACAAAAGATACTTGTTCAAAATGATCACTTGGTACCACAATCCATTCCCAAACCAAATCGTTTTTACCAACACGTTGTGTAAAACTATCATAAAAAGTCTTTGTTTTTATATTTTCAAAAAAGTAATTACTGTAATCAACAAGACCTTTCCCAGAAAGTTTTTTATCATTTAGAAAAATAGAAACATTCTTATTTGTACACGCAATACAATCATACACTCTCTTGTTAATTAACGCAATAGTATCATCTTCTAAACCTCGCATAAAAAATTTATCATAATCTGGAATGAATGAAATTTTTGTATAACTTTTACCTGAATTTTTCGTAACTTTAGGTTTAGATCTTTTCATCATATTATCATTAAATTCTTGTATAAATTTTAAACCTTGTTCTGAATCTATTGTTTCTACAATAAAACTCTTTGAAAAAATATTTACCAATTTAATACCCAAACCATTTACACCTGCACCAATTCTTTGCTGTGAATCATCATAATTACTACCAGCTAATAAATGACCAAAAATCAATTCTGGAACATAAATATTATGTTCTTTATGTACAACAACAGGTACACCTACTCCATTGTTAAAAACAGTTATTTCACCATTTTCTTTGTTGTAATCAATACGAATTTTATCAACAGTTGAATCTCTGTTACTATGATCTAAAGCATTAGTCAAAACTTCATCAAATACTTTTAAAAACCCAGGACTATGTTCAACCATACGTTTAGTCATCTTCGCTTCTGATGTAACATCAGAGTTATTATCACAAACCCACATTTCTTCCAATGTTTTTTTAATTTCTCCAATGTACATATTGGGACGGTGCAAAACGTGTTCACGTTGACTTAATTTTTTATACGTTTCTTCAATCGTTTTTTTCGACATATTACTTTTCTATTAATATCAAAATTATTTCAATTTTTAAACATCATATAATCATATAATCATATAATTATATACTAATACAATTAAAAATTAGGTAATATCAAAATCACGTGTCTTGGATATCAAATTCAATATGATTTTTACGTCAATAATTAATATTTTATTTTTTTATTAAATATAAGTAATAGATAATGCCAAAAGCCGTTGTTAACAATAAAATTATTTATCAAAATGTTTACGGATTAACGGCTAAACACGAGTCTTTTTTAAGTCAAGGTGTCCGTGAAGGTGATTCTCCTATATTTAATAGTTTAACTTTGAATGGTGACGCAACAGTCAGAGGTAATTTATTCGTTGAAGGTAATACAACATTACTTAATACAAACGTAATTGAATTTGAAGATAATATAATATTATTAAATCGTTTAGAATCTGGATCAGGAGTTACTCTTAATCAATCTGGTATAGAAATATCAAGAGGAGCTTCTGAAAATTATAGAATGGTATTTAACGAATCAGATGACACGTTTCGAATTGGATTTATAAGTAATTTAAATCCAGTTGTAACTCGTGAAGAATCCCCTTTGGCAAATGGAATAATGATGTGGAATGATACAACGAAAAGGATAGATTCAAGAAAAGATATATCAATTGATATTTCATATACTTCTACAAAAAATGCTTCTAGTGCAACATCTGCATCTATAATTTTATCTGGTGGTTTAGGTATTGAAAAAGATATATGGTCTAATGGGAAACTATATCTTAGAGGATCAAGTATTATATGGACAGATACTTCAAATTCTTTGAATTTAACAAGTGATGGTGATATTTACATTTCACCAACAAACAATGTTATCCTTCCTTATAATAAAGGTGTTGTATTTGGTGAAACTACACAAAAATTATACTCGGATTCAGCTACTAAAAATATCATAGTTGAAAGTTACGGACACTTTGATTTTAATTTAATAGCTGGGAAAAAAATAAGAATACCTAATCAAATACCTATAACATTTTCAACACCATCAGAACAAATATATGCTGATAGTTCAAACAATATGATGATTGAAAGTAGCGAAGATATTAATCTTGTTCCAGGTGTAAACAGAAAAGTAAATATACCACTGAATACAGGTTTAACTTTTTCGAATGATAATCAACAGATATCTGCAAACTTGAACAATGATTTAACTTTAATTGCTAGTAACAATATAATTCTAAATCCAGGACCAACATTAGATGTAAGATTACCTACTGATAATGGTATTAAATTTGGTAATAGTGGTAATCAAAGAATTGTTGCAGATAGTAGTGATGATTTGTATATATCATCTGCTAGTAATATTTATCTAAATGCTAGTAGTAATGTAAATCTACCAAACAATGTTAAAATTGCATTTGGTAATGGATCAAAATATATAAGGAGTACAGTTGATGGTTTAGAAATGAATAGTGACAATGGAAATTTAAATATAATGAATTCAACTATGTCAGTTAATAACAACTCGAATTCTACAAATGCAAGTACTGGATGTTTAACTTTATCTGGTGGTATAGGTGTTGCCAAAACAATTTACACAGAACAAAGTGTAAAAGTGTATTCTGACGATACTTCTAGTTTACTTGTAAAAAGAAATACAGATGACCAGGATATATTTAAGGTAGATTCGAGTGCTAATAGTAATATTAAAATTTTTGGTGGTAATGGATCAAATGTGAGTACAGTAGAAATTACTCCTGATTCTCCTATTGATGCTAAAAGTTTAATTGAATTAAAATCACAGTTTGATAACACTGATGGGTATAAAATTGGTAGGGGATACAATGGTTTAAATAATGGTAGATCTTTTACGATAAATATACCATCGTATACTGATTATGGTAGTTCTGGTAATAAACCTAAATTTTCTATAATGTCAAATGATTGTACAGAAGAATTATTTAGTATAGAAACAGATACTGGTAATATTTTTTCAAAAGGTGGTTTCGGATTAACAGGTACACAAGATGCTGAAAATGCATCTACTGCATCATTTGTTGTATCAGGAGGTCTAGGTGTAATGAAATCATTATTTATAGGTGGAGACTACAAGAGCAAAACAGATTCTACAACTGCCGTTGATATAAAAAATTCTACTGATGTTTCTGTATTTAGAGTTGATACACAAAATAGAATAACTAAATTGTCTGGTAATTTTAATATAAATGATACAGCATTTGTCGTAGATCAAGATGGTAAAAATGTATCCAATACAATGATAAATAATTTTACAAATACAACAGATACAACAGATATATCAAATGGTGCTGTTGTTATTACAGGTGGCGTGGCTATAGGAAAAAGTTTACGAGTAGCTGAAATATCGTATTTCAATACAATTGATATGTCAAACACGCGGATAACAAATGTACAAACTCCAGTTGATTTAAAAGATTGTGCAACAAAAGAATATGTTGATTTAGTAAAACAAGGTTTGCTTGTAAAAGATTCAGTTCAAGTTGCCACAGTTGCCAATGAAAATTTAAACATTGGGTATAATACAGGTACTGTTGTAGATGGATATACTTTACAAACAGGTGATCGTATTTTAATTAAAAATCAAGACGATTCCAAGGAAAATGGTATTTATCAAGTTCAAGATAGTGGTTTACCTACTAGAAGTTTAGATTTTAGCGATGGTGGTAATGCATCAGGTGCTTTTGTATTTGTTATAAATGGTAATACAAATGGAGGTCTGGGTTGGATTTGTAATAGTCCAAATAACATGGATACAATCGGGACTGATAATGTAACATTTACTCAATTTACTGCGTTGGGAAAAGTAGAAGCTGGTGATGGGTTAACTAAAACGTTTAATCGTTTAGATGTAAATGTAGATGATATAAGTTTGGAAATATCAAGTGATCAGTTGCGTATTAAAAATACAGGTTTAGGCATTGGTATGACTGGTGGTAGTGGATCACCTATAGAAACTTCATCTAACCAATCACACGTTACTAAATTGGGGACTATTAATACGGGTATCTGGCAAGCTTCTTCAATTCAAGTGCCTTATGGTGGTACAGGTGTGAATAGATTTACACAGGGAAATATTTTGTTTGGAAATGGTTTAAATCCTGTAGGAACAAATTCAAAGTTTTATTATGATAACACAAACACTCGGTTAGGTCTTGGTACAAATTCACCTAGTTCAAATTTACATATAGCTCATTTGTCAAATGTTTCAATCTTATTAAATGCAGACTCCGAGGGAATTACGTCAACAGCGAAACCAGAAATAATTTTCTCGTGTATAAATGATGTAAAATCATATATTGGATTATCTAGGGGTCCAAATGAATATGCAAGTAATATTTATCAAGAATCACTTGTAATAAGTCATGACAAATTGAATACAACATCTGTGATACAATTTGCTACACAAAGACAAAATAGAATGACTATTTTATCAAATGGAAATGTAGGTATTAATACATCAAACCCTTCAGCTAGATTACACGTTGTGGGTACATGTATTACAACTGGTGTCAATGAATTTAGATCAACTATTGATTCCACGAATGTTTCAAATGGTTCAGTTGTCATTTCTGGAGGTGTAGGTATATCCAAATCTACAAACATAGGAGGTCATTTACGTATTTATAATACAACTCCAACAACAAGTCTTAATGAAGGTGCTGTTATTATAGATGGTGGTTTGTCTATTAAATCAAATCAAAATGCTACAAATGTAGGAAATGGAGGAGCTTTAAATGTGGCTGGTGGTGCTTCTATTAATGGTGACTTGTATGTAGGTGGATCAATCAATGGTAGTGGAAGTAGTTCTAGTACATATGCATATTTAACATTAACTGCAACTGATGAATCTGTAAACTTTTCAACTGGTTCATTAATAACATTTGGTGGTATTACTATTCAAGGTGCAACAAATGCAACTAGTTTAACATCTGGAGGAGCTATTTTGTCAGAAGGAGGTGCAAGTTTTGGTGCAGATGTTTACATAGGAGGTGACAATTACTTTTACGGTAATACAAATTATTATGGTGAAGATAATATCTTGGTCTTTTATGACACAAATGTCAAAAGACGCTATGACATTAATAGAGACAGTACAAATAACTTTAGTTTAAATAGATATGATGTAGATGGGACGTTTATTGAACGAACATTTGAAATCGATAACGCTACTGGTTTTATAAAGTTTTATAATAAAGAGCCTAGTCTATCATCTACTTATGCATCTATGATTTTAACAGGGGGATTATCAATAAATGTAACATCAAATGCTACAAATATATCAAGTGGTGGTGCGTTAAGTATAAGAGGTGGATTAAGTGTAATTAAAAATGTTTTTATAGGTGGGGATACTCGTGTTACTTCAACAACAAACAGTGCATTGATAGTAGAAGGTGGTGTGAATATTTACAAGGACACTAATATAAATGGATCTCTTACGACAGATTCAACATTCTATTATGATGGCAATGGTTCTTTATTACATCTAGAAAATACGTCAGGAAGTACTCTATGGCATTATTTTGGACAAATAAACGATTCAAGTAGTGTTTCTTATTGTGAAATTGATTTTTGTAATGGGTCTAATGTTTATGGGTTAAAAGTACATGTTTCAGTAAACGATGCTACTTGTAATGTATCACATAATTATTATGGAACGAGTACATTTGATAATATAAATAATATACAAGTTTATATATACAAGGACAATACAACAGGATTCCATTTGTTCACAAAAACACCATCATCTAGTTCTACAAATATTAATATTATTGGAAAAACTGGTAGTCGTTTTTACGTAGTATCAGAAGGTTCTGGAACTGATCCTGATGGAAGTGTGAGTTCATATAGTGGTAGTTGGTCCTTTATTTACAAAACATCACAAGAAAGTAATATGAATTATACATTTGGAGATGTTGTTATTGAAGGATTAAATTTCAATGTAGCAGACAACTTTCCAGTAATAGGTTATAATAATAAAAATGCCACGGGTTCAAGAGATTTAGGTGTAGCTTTTCAAAGATATCAATCATCAAATGATGTTGGTACAGGAGAATTGGTTACAGATGATTATATTTTATTTGATTCTATTCCGAATCAATCAACTGTTACATCAACTCAAATTAAATTTAGTAATTCATTAGAAGGAATAGATGAATATTATACAGGTTGGTGGATAAAAGTAGGTTCCGGTGCAAATATAAATCAAGTAAGAAAAGTTGTTTCTTATAATGGTTCACAACGTATTGCAACAGTAAATTCACCTTGGACATCACAAAATCCATCTAACGGTGATACTATTTACTTTTATAATTCACAATATGTATCATTTTATTACAATGATACGTCAAAAAGTTTTCAAACAGTTTACAATACACGTGATCCTATTACTAAAGCGATTACAAGTTATGATTACGTTGACTTGACTACAAATAGAATTATTTTGTCTAGTACAGAATCGAGTATAAATGTATTAAATGGTAGTTTAATAACACGTGGAGGTTTAAGTATACGAAATACAGTAAATTCATCTAGTTCTACATCAGGTGGTTCAATTACTACATTGGGAGGAGTTGGTATTCGTAAATGTTTAACTGTAGGAGATAATATAGCTATAGGTACTGATGGATTTACACCTACAGAATCATTGCATATAAAACAAAATAAATCGAGTATCGTTTTAGAAAATTCTAGTTCTGTTTCTTATATAGATTTTGTAAGATCAGGAGATCAAACACATTATGGAATTTTATCTGATAATAACTCATTTTCTTTGACACTATCAACATCTGGATCAACACCTGATTTGTCAAGTAAAATAGTTAGTTTAAATGATACAGGATACGTTGGTATAAATACAACAACTAATATCAACAGTCCTTTGACCTTGCGATCAGGAAATTTCATTTCTGTTGATAGAAATGATTCTTATATTGGATTTTTAGGTGGGTCTGGTAATCTAAATGATACATCAAGTTCAGGAAGAATGGTTTTATATGGTAATAGTGCAACTGGTAGTATAGGAAACGTAGTTATATCATCTGGGACATCTGGGTCAGTGTCCATTTGTACAAATGATGATACTGCGCGTCTTAATATTAATGAAACAGGTACAGTTCATATTCTTACAACTACTACATCAAAAAGTAGAACAAGTGGTTCATTGGTTTTATCTGGTGGTGTAGCAGTGGGATGTACAGAAAATTCAAATAGTTTTACATCAGGAGGTGCTTTAACAGTTGCTGGAGGTGCATCTTTTATGAAAGATATTTTCGTTGGTGGTAATATTTACGTTACTGGTAATTTAGTGGCAACTGGGTCTACTGTTGCTCCAGATATCACATTCATAAACGAATTGAATTGTAATTTAACTGGATATGGTACTAATAAATTAATAACGATTGGACAAGAAGCAATTTTTTCATTTGCTGTATGGGTCACACCAAACAATGCAAGTGAAAGTTGTCAAATAGAGTTTAATTTACCTGGAAAAGAGAATGGTTTTGCAAATAGACACGAGTTAATAGGTAGTTGTACAGGTTACACAGATGATGATGAAATGATACCATTATTTAATGTACTTTGTGTAGGTGTTAAAAATGAATCAAGAGGACTAATAAAATTCCAAAGTGTATCAACTGGTATACATTATTTTACCGTTATTTGTAGATATACATTGTAAAAGAAATTTTAATTTAATTAAACATATCAATATTTAATTAAAGTAAATTTTAAATTAACGCATCTCGTCGCGTAGTTTGTGCATAACAGTTGATCGTTTTCTTGAACTTAATACTATTTCTACAAATCGTTTCCATTTTTGAGATTTTTGTAACTTGAGAGCAAATGAAATCATAGCATCCAATTTAGGTTTTCCTAAATTCTTAAAGTCATGTTTTTTAGCAACGTTTTTTATGTCAGAATGCATTCTTAATTTGAATTTTTCTAAACCACAAGATGTAGTTACTTTTCTTATAAAATCTTGTCCTAAAGCAACAGCCAAATTTTTAGCGAAATTTGCTTTCCATGGCATAATTTGATAATATATATTGAAATCCTTACAACAACTAATAATATCTGTAACACTTTGATCTCCTGTTATTAAGACATCTGGTAAACAATATTTAAATAATCCAGTGTATTGATCATATGGTAAAGGTGTAATATCAGCTCTTAATGTTAATGTACTTGGCAATGTTTTAATAGGTTCCTTTGTTGTTTTTATAACTACATTTTTATAATAACCTTCACTTTTAATATAAGCGAACAACTTTTCCAATTCTTCTTTGTCTTCTAATAAATGAGGAGGAATCACGACATCTAATTTATTATGTTTTTTATGATATTTTTTACACATTAATTTGATGAAATTACTAAAACATTTAGCCACGTTTACTCTATAATCTCTTGTTAAATGTACCATCAAATATGGATTTTTTAAACGAAGTGTTTTTGCAAATTTAAAATCTGTTATCAATAATCCACTTAAACCCTTACCAATACCAGTTGGGAAATCATACTTTTTTGGTTCTGGTGCATTATATTCGGAAAACAAAACTGTATTAAAAGGATTTGCATACGGTAAAAAGTTTTTAACTATATTTTTATTTGGTTCATAATCAGTTCCTATCCAAGGAGTAACCATTATCAAATCGAATTTGTATGGCATTTTTGCACGTTTTTTAGGTTTACCTGATTCATCTATGTCATAGATCTTCATAGTTTTTAAATTTTCACATTCTACATAAGTACGACTTCCAGGGGTTTTCAAACAATATACGTTTTTTAAACCATTTTTAATAAATGGTGCAGGTTTTGTTGTTATCATTGTACAATCAATACCATACCATTCTTTTATAAATTTATACATTTTTAATGCGAATACAATATCACCATAACCATAACAAGGATGACATATTAATGCTATACGCAATTTATCATTAATTCTCGAGGAAGCTTTTACTTTTTTATCCATCATTATCCTCCACGGAACTTCATACAATTGTTTGTATTGTCTTACTTTGCTAACAGTAGTTAAAATGTCTTCCATTATATATATATACAATATTTTTTTATTCAGTATAATTGTTAAAGTTAATTATATAATTGTTAATGTTAATTATATAATTGTTAATGTTAATTATATAATTGTTAATGTTATAATTGTTAATAATATAATGTTAAATGTATTATTCAATTTGATTGATGAAATGTAATAATTTTTCATTTACAGTTATTTTTACTGGATTAAATGACTTTAAATGCAATCCAGATAAAGAACGAACACGACTTAAAGCAACATAAACCATATGATTACAAAAACAATCAGACAAATCTAAAACTGCACTATCTAATGATAAACTCTGAGATTTATGAATTGTTATACTATAGGATAACATTAAAGGTATTTGTTTACAAATTATTTTTGCGTTATCCATTTCTAATTCCCATTCTACACGATTTATAATTTCAGTAACACCATTATCGAAACTTACACGAACTGTATCTGTAAATAAGTCAACAACTGTACCAATTGAACCATTTACCAGACCAGATTCTACATCCAAATTTTTAATTAACAAAACACGACATCCCTTTCTTAAGACTAATGATTCTATTCCCTTTTGAATAAATTGACTTTTTAATTCCTTACATAACATTTCACAAGTATCTTTGTCACCGATTTTACTATAAATTGTATCATAATGATGATCTTTTTCATTTATCATATCTAGATAACGATTGTTAATTTGTTGAGCTTTCCAATTACTACTAACAAGATGTACGTGTTTTGTAACATCATCGCAGGTTTTGTTTTTTAATAAACGTGTTTTTAATACATCAATATCATTTTGATTGTAATTTCCCTTTCTTATTCTCATTAAGATATCTATATACTCTTTATCACTACTTTGACGAAAATTTTCTTTTAAAATAACTATAGACTTTTCAAATAATTTTTTAAATACATCACTTTCAATAATTAATCTATTATCACCATTCGTGTTTGAAAAGACAGTTTCTAATTGTAAAAAATCACCTGTTAAAATTATTTGAACTCCACCAAAAGGTTTTTTTGATCTCTTTAAAATCTGAAAAATACTATCAATCTTTTCAAATATAGCAGCAGATAGCATACTTATCTCGTCAATAATAAGAATATCAGTTCTACGAATACGATCTTTAATAGCTATCTTGTATCGTAAACGTTTAACTAACAATTCTAATGAATCCTCACCTGTACCAATACCCATAAAACTATTAATTGTTATACCACCAATATTATAAGCTGAAATTCCAGTTGTTGAAGTAATGTACATCATTTTGTTGGGATTATTATTTTTTACGTGTTTGTAAAATTCTTTTACTAATCTAGATTTCCCAGTACCTCCACTACCTAATATTAACATTGATTCTCCACGTTTAAATTTATCAAATGCATCTTTTTGTGTAGTTGATAAATCTAAATCATATTCAATAGGAATATTACTACCTGTTTTACTATTATGATCAACGAGTAAATCTTTTATCTTACTCAACATATCATCAGCAAAATTAGCATCTGTTTGTTCTTTTGTTTGTTTGTAAAACGACATATCTTTTTTTAATAATTATATATTATTCAGTTTTTTACTATAACGCTATTAAAAAACTGGACTAAAATAAAAAATAAAATTCAATCAACTAACGTATATACCATTAGACAATAAAATCCACGACCCCTGGTTATTATCACTTTGAGCATCAAATAACAATTGTGCACTTTGACCTTGTCTTTTAAATGTTAATCTTGTTGCTTGTGAAGCTTGATTTAAAGGATTAGGTGTAATCAATTTATTATTTCCGAAAACAACAGTATGTGAAGATCCAATTCCCATAGAACTACATACTAATATTTTTAATGTACCATCTGGTATATTTGCACTGTTAGATGGCATTGTACCACAAGAACTTGTGTAATTTGGACCAGTTACTGAAAATAAAGAAACTATAAAAGATGTACTTGGATTTCTTGTTTGTAAACCAGCAGATGATAAAGTGTATCTTTCAAATGTATATGCTAATGATGATGATAACGTTACATTTGCAAAATTTGCTGACACCGTATTACTTAAATTTGTAAATCTACCAGATTGAGCAGTATTAACACCTACAGGTGTCCCGTTAATTGTCCCACCTGATATTTGGAAATTACTTCCAACTACAGCATTTGAACCAGCAGTTACACTTCCATCTAATATAAAACCACTTAATCTATTCGTAAATACCTTGTTTACTTCTATATCACTCAAATCACCTGTTACAATATTATTACTTATAGTAGCATTCTTATAATAAGTCCATCTCTCTGTACTATTCTTAAAACCAAAAAACCCAGTTTTATAACCCAATGTTCCAGATGTTAAACTCACATTACCAACTGTACTCCAATAATTTACTTGAATACCAACATCTTTACCTTGGTACGTTGTTAGTTTACTTTTTACAGTTCCACCTACTCCACCACTTTTTGTCAAGATTCCACTGTAAACAATTACAAAAGATTTATTATCTAATATCTGAGAAATGACATATGTCCCATCAACACTAGGTGTACTTAATGTGTTTCTTAAAGTAACAAAATCACCTAGTACTAAATTATGATTTTGATCTACTGTGATTTTAATATTTCCTATTGTACTAATATTATCTATAGATTGAATATTCAGATATTGTGATGTACCTAATGGTAAGATATAATTATTTATATCAAAGTCTGAACCTACTGCTGCATTTAAAGATCCCAATATATTAATATTACCAGTAACCGTGAAATTAGTAGTGTTAATACTAATACCAGAATACCCATTTAGTAATAACTGTTCACCGTCACTTATTATACTATTTCTCGTTGATCCAAAACCTAAAAATGTATAAGTAGGAATCATTACATTACCCGATGAATATTGAGGATACATTTCTATATTACCAGCAGAATTCACCATTTGCAAATTGTTACTTGTATTCTTTACAAGATAAGTTTCATTACCTAAATACAAAGGAGTATTTGTAGGAAATTTAACTGAACTACTTCCATCTGTTGGTGTTACAAATGTTATATCTTTACTTGAAGTTATTTGTAAATTACCTCCAGTAGTTGCACTTATAGAATTTAATGTAGAACCAAAATTAAGATTGCTATTGTAAGGTAAAGATACATTACCACTACTTAAATTCATATTACCTCCAGTTACAATAATATTTAAACGCCCTCCAGAAATAGTATTCACGTTTGATATAGTACCATTTGCTAGATCAAGATTTGTTAAATATCCATTTCCAAATTGAACATCACCATAATTACCAGAATATACTTCATCAAGATTGGTACCATTCCTTATAAATACAAATCTACCCAAACTATTTTTATATCCAAAAAAACCAGTCCTTGATCCATTTATGGTATCGCCATTATTCCATTTAAATTCAATACCTCTATCTTTAAAGTCATCGATAAGTGGTCCTGTTACTCCACCTAATGAAAAAATAGGATCTTGTATATTCGTTATAGTACTGTAAATAGTAGATGTAGTACCATTAATCTGAACATTCGAGTTTAGTATAATAGTACCAGAACCACCCAAAGCAGTCAATGACATATTACCATTAGAATCGGCTGATATCGAATTTGATGTAGAACCAAATGACAATGGTACATTATATGGTATTTGAACTTTTCCATTACTCTCTAACATTATATTACTACTACTAATATGCACTCCACTAGTCCCTATAATATTAACAAAACCAGAACATCCAATAATCGTCCTAACATTTGCTATTGTACCACAATTCATATCTAATTGTCCAGACCCAGCAAATGAAATTGTATTCTTTAAATATAAACTATCAAACTCTGCATTGCCAATTGTTCCAGTAATTACTTCACTAGTATTAATTGCATCAGAATAATATGTAAATCTTTTTGAATCGTTTTTCCAACCAAACCACCCCTTTTTCAATGAACCAATTGTTGATAGTAAATAATTATATTCAACACCTCTATCTTTATTATCGTAAGAATTATAGTCTGCTAATGATATGATAGGATCAGTTAATCTCACATTTTCCGTTTTTATACTTAATAAACTACCAGATGTACCATTTATTATCATTGTTCCAGTTGATATATTCGCATTTGTATTTATTATATTAAGAGAGCCAGATTCGATAAACGTTGAAGCTGAACTTATTGTAATAGAACCTGAAACTGTTTTGTTTACGATATGTAAATTTGAAGAAGTATCAGAAACTATATACCTAGTTAGGTCATTAGAGAAATTAAGAAAAGTGCCAGTTGTGATGTTTATATTATTTGTTGCACCTAAATTTATTGTATTGGCATTTTTCACATCTATATTATTAACAATTCCGCCATTAATAACTAAATTATTAGAATCATATCTAATACTATTAGACGTTCCTGACATTCCAAATACTAACCATCTTGTAGGCAAAACTCTTACATTTCCATTTGTAGAATATAAATTAATATCGCCATTGTATGATTGTAATAATATGTTTCCATTTGAACTAGATATGTTTACATTACTTGTAGCAATTTCATTTAGAGAACCAGAATTTGTCAATAAAGTTATACCATTTGTACTTCCATATAATATTTCTGTATTATTTCCAAACTGAATATTTGACGAGATATTATTACCATTCGTATTTGCATTTATTATAATATTACCAGATGTTGTGGTCAAGTATAAATCTTTGTTTGATGTTACAATTAAGTTTCCTATTGTATTTGAAGATATTCTTTGTGATCCAACTGATGTACCGTCAAATGAAATATAACTTTGGGCAGGTATACTTATAGAACCATTTGATTGTGTTAATAATCTAATATTTTTTGAACCTGTTAAAAGTAAATTTCCAGAAGTACCTTCACTTATTTTACTTCCAGATGACCCAAAAGATAATGGGATATTATTGGGTATATATATATCATTATTAGAAATTAAAGAAATCCTTGATCCACCTGTAATATTTAAAAAATTTGTTGCGTTAATGTTTATTGTTCCAGAACATCCTGTTATATTTTTAACATTTAAAATAGAACCACAATTCGCATTTAAACTACCACCAGGATTAATATTAATATTTGTTGTAGAAATATCACCAATATCAAATGTACCTGCACTTCCTGTAATCATTTCATTTGTATTTGTGGCATCGGTAATCAGAGTGAATTTATTACTATCAACTTTGTAACCAAACCAACCTAATTTCATTGAACCACTAGATACATCATAATAACGAAATTCTATACCTCTATCTTTTGAATCGGGACTGGTTAACGTGTAATCTGCAATTGTCAAGATTGGATCTGTAAATTTTGTATTTGTTGATTCTATTCTAGTCAACGATCCAGATATATTTACATTTGAAACTACATTTATCGATGAATTATCATAGTTTATGTAACTACCGTTTGTTATATAACTATCATTTGTACTCTGTGCAAATTGAATACGGGTTTTTTCTGGTATCATAAGGGATTTTGATGTAGGGATTGAGAAAATGGTATCACCCTGACTTGTTATTAATAAACTACTAGTATTACCAGAAATCGAATTTGTTGTACTACCAAATATTAGTTCTGTATTGGTTGGTATTTTAACAAATGAGTCTGTGTTTAAAATAATATTTGTATTTGGAGTTTTATTATAACTACCAGTTGTTATTGTAGTAGTAGTTGTTATATTAGGAATGATTCCAAACTTTTGATTTGTATATAATGTACCAATAGTATATGAACCATTTAAACTACCAGCGCTCGTAATTGCAATAACATCACCAGATTTTAAATTATGGGTATTATATGTAGAAATTATGGTATTACCTGTAGTTGTAAGTATACTGGAGATGTTTACATTAATTGGTGTTTGTGTTATTAATTCAATGTCTCCATTTGTTGTAGTAAATGTTTGTTTGTCGTAACTGGATACATTATATGAACCTCTACTTGAAAAAAGTACAATATTATCATTTGTTATTAAAGTAGAACCACCACTTGTAAATTCACTATAATAACTACCAGTTGAAGTACTAATATACATTGGACCATATACATAAACTGTACCATAGCCATTTGGGTGTAAATTTATACTACCATCTAAATTAGTTGCTCGAATATAATTTTTACAAATTTCTAAATTACCTAAATATGAACATTGATTTACACGTAAATCCGCATTGACTATATTAAAATCTGTCTCTGTAGGATTCCACTCTACATATGAAAGTAAATTTGGACTAATAAACTTTACCTTATTATTTGCGTATAAATCCCTAAAATATGCATCAGTAGCACCTTCTGCACCAATGACAGTGTTAGAAATTTGGGAATCTCTTATAGTAACGGTTTGAAAAACACCATCTTCAAATAAACCTGCTATATTAATAGATTCTAGTTGTAAATTTGTAGCAGTCAATGTTTCAAATGAACCAAAATTCGAAGACACCGTCATACCTTTTAAAGGTTTTGTTGATCGCTTCATCGATAATTGATTACTCATTTTATTTACTCTATTATTTGTAAATAAAAATAAATTGTAATTTCACCGTTAATTATACTCGTTACATAAGATTAATTACGTAAAGATTAATTACGTAAAGATTAATTATGTAAAGATTAATTATGTAAACATTAATAATGTAAATCCTAAAGTTGTAAATACATCTATTGTTTGACCTATTGTATACAATAAGATCATCTTCCAATTTTTAATTATTAAACGTTTTAAAATATATAAATCTATATCTAAACCTATTAATATAAATGATATATTTGAAAACCATTCTGATACTATAAAACAATCTTGAGTTATCATTTCTCGTAAATTGTTTTGTAATAAAGATACTATAATACAAATACTTAAAAATCCAATAACGAATTTAGGAAAACGTTCCCATAAAATACTTGGTTTTATAGATTTGTACCAAAAACTTGTTACTACCAATAAAATAGGTCCTATGATAATATTTTGTAACATTTTTAATACAACAGCACTATTCAATGCAGTTTTATCCAATAAACTCGCAGAGGCTATCACTGCCCCAGTAGAATCAACTGTACCACCTATCCATATACCAGACACTACTGAACTTAAACCATAAATGCGTGATATAGCAGGAATTCCATTTATAAATGGAATAGTAAACAATGAACTTATGGTAATAGATGCATTTGTATGTTCCTGTTCTGATTCTATAATATCTGATATAGCCATTATTGCAGAACTACCACATATAGATAATCCAAAACTTATAAGCAATGTTCTCGTTTTATCTAGACGAACAATGTAAATTCCAATACAATACACTAACGATAATAACAGTATAGTTTCAACCCACGCTACAACAATACCACGAGATCCGAGTTTTAAAATTTCTTGAATATCAATTGCAAATAATACAATACCTGTTTTTATAAAAAATTCCATAGGCATCAATCTTTTTATATAATGTTCTGCGTCTCTCCATATAATTCTAATAAAACATCCTAATATAATACACCAAAAAGATGTACCTAATCCTAATTTTTTTAGTATTGTAAAAGAACCAATAATCTTTGAACAAAATAATATAACGAATATAAGTATATAAAAAGGGTAGTTTATCTTTTGTTTTAAACAAAAATGAGATACACTTACTGTTATCAATGTAAACACTATTAAACAACATAAAGTCGCACTATATGGTACTAATTGTAACCGTAAATCGTCAAATGTAGACCACGATTTTAAATCAATCGGACCTATTTCTCCAAATACTCTTAGTGTAATCAAGAGACAAAACCAGATATAACCTATCCATATAGGCCATAATTCCTTGTTATTAAAATTAATACATTGCATTATATTATTAGGTATCGTTATAATAATCAATTTTATTCAAAATTATGTTTGAATTTTGAATAATTTTTTATTCGACAATGTTTCTGATGTACGTTTCATAAGATTCTGATTTGGTTGTTGGAAATCTTGGAATACCGGAATCAGTGAGTTCAAAGTATTTGACTTGAATTTGTTGTCCGATAAATTCTTGTCCACGTTGGTAAAGTTTATTACGTTCTTCTCTTGTACCCTTTGGTCTAACATTGAATTTGTCACCGTTTTCATTTATACAAATCCATATAATCAAGTCTTTGTTAGAAGAAGTGTCTTGTTCGTGAGTAAAACCAACAATTTTGTATTCGGAATCTGTAAAATCTTTGAACTTTAAAAGGTCTTGTGATCTAGCTTTGCAACGATATTTACCAGATACGGTTCTTACAATACTTCCTTCATAAGAGTCCTTGATAAAAGCCAAGTGTTGATCTTTGACTTCATTTTCTGATGATGCAGTACAAGTTTCTACTAAACGAATGTGTTGAAATGAATTCTTGCTAAAAAAGTTTTTAAGAAAATCCAAACGTTCAGTGTAAGTCTTTGTTTTATCGACATAATCATAAACGTGATATTCAATCTGTTCAAGTTTTTGGTAGTCTGATTCATTGAGTTTCTTTTTTCGGAGCATCCCAAGATGTTCAAATACTCCTCCGTGTTGATACAATTCGCCATCGAGAATAACAGTTTCCTTGATAGAACATAGTTCCTTGTATAAACCATTATGTTTAATAGCATCAAATGGTTTACCCTGTCTTGAGTTACAAGATTTGTTGTGGCTATTAAAGATCATTCTATAACCATCAAGTTTTGGTTGAATGTATACAGGATACTTTATCTTGTGTTTAAATTTTTGAAAATCAGAGGCTAACATTGGGAAGACTATTTTTTCAGATGATTCACTTTCTGAATCAGATTCGCTTTGAGAAAATTTATCCAATTCGCCAGAATTATTTTTAGAAAATTCTTGTTCAGTCTTTTTCTTCCATTTAGATTGAGCTTCAAGAACAGCTTGTTCAAAATGAGTTGTTTGATTTCGTTTGCCAATATTTTTTCCAAGTGTGATTTTTTTTGTACCTTTAGTCATTTTTCCGGACACGTATCCGTATTCGATTTCAATAACGGAATGATCACCGTTATTAATTACAAGAATATTCCATTCTTTTGTTTTTCCTTTAACATCACTACCGAAAAGTTTTGGGAAGGCGCGAATTTGATTAGTATTCATATAACTATTAATAATCTTAGGAAAAAAATCACTTTTTTATACGCTAGATGCAAGGACGTTTACTTGTTCTTCTTCAGATAATTTAGTGTGTCCAGTATATGCATATGCTAATTTATTATCAAGAAGGTGCTTTGATAAAGAATGGATATACCCATTATTGTTAAAATAAATATCAGCAAGTAATCTGCCATATTTGTCAAAATCATAACATTGTAAATCTACTATGATCAAATTTGTATCTAATATTTTTCGTATTTCATTTTTTGATATGCTACTAATATAACTCGAATCATTTGTTATCAAACGTAATAATTCACAACGCGCTTCTAAAGCCAATCGTTTATTTTCTTCATTCTTACTTTTTATTTCACATGTATCTATTCCCATAATTCTAACATTATATTTGTAATAACTTCCAAATAAGGGTAATATAATAATTAAACTATCTCCATCTATAATATCGACTAATCTTCCTGTTAATGAAGTACCGTTTAATGTAAATTGATTTGTATTATTAAAATTGTATTTTGAAAATTCGTTCAGGTTGTTAGTGTTAGTGTTTTCTTCCATATATATTTTGTATATATATTATTTTTTTGTATAATGTTGTTATATTATTTTTTATATATATATTACTTTTTTGTATATATAATTTTTTGTATATATATTATTTTTTGTATAGTGTGTATATTTAAAGTTATTTTACTATAATCTATTATTAACATAACTATGAATGGGTCTGGTTTGGATACAAAAGAGCATATTAAAAAAAACTATAAACAAATGTTAAAAAAGGCCAATGATTATATATCATTATCAATTGATACAAATGATGTTCGTAAGATGCAGGAACATAGGATGAATGCTATGAATATTCTTGAGAAAGTTGTTTCTATTTTTGTTGTGACGGATTATTTATTAATTGATAGTAAACCAGAGATTCCTGAAAGTATTTACTATGATTCTTATTTTACACTAGGTACTTTATATAAGTCGTATGTAGAAATAGAAATCCAAAATGAATTAGCATTACTGAAAAAGAATGAGATTAATCGTGTACATAATGATAAAAAAGATTTATCACATTTGGAACAAATGTTTCAAAAGGCTTTGGGTTTTTTTATAATGATTCTTAGAGTTCGTTTTGAAGATTCGAATGCGTTAAAACAGATTATTAGTATATATACTCAATTGTGTGCAATGAATCAAGATCTTAGTAAATGTTTAAATTATCTTCAAGAGGCTTTATTATTTGTATCGAATAATCCAACCATTCATTATAATTTAGGTTATATTTATCAAAGATTTAACCGTGTAGAATTGAGTATTATTCATTATAAGATTAGTTTAGGATTATTAGAGAATGCTCGTCCAGAAAATGAGCAAGTGGAAATGGAGAATAAATCTTTAATTATAAATAACTATAATGGAATTTCTTGTATCTATCGTTCTTTAAAACAATGGCCAGAAGCATTACATTATTTAATACAAGCTGAACGAGTGGATCGATTAGATCCAGATATTCAAAATCAATTGGGTGTTGTATATACAGAGATGAGGCGTACTGATTTAGCAGAAATAGCATATAATCGTGCAATTAAAAATCATCAAAGGGCGATAATATCTACTGATAAAACATTTTTGTTATCTGAATTGTATTTAAATTTAGGTCATATGCATTCATATAATGGTGCGAATCATAAATCAGTTGAAAACTATAATAAATCTTTAAAGATATGTCCCAAGTTTAATTTACCTTTTCAAAACAAGATTATGAACTTGACTTATCTATTTGATCAATTAGATGATAAAATGTATATAACAAATCAACATAAATTGGTAAATAAATTATACAAAAAAAATACTACTAGTTATGATTTTACGAATCTTGTAAAGATTGATGGAAAAATTAATGTAGGTATTATTTCTGGTGATTTTGTAGATCACCCTGTTAGTTTTTTTATTAGTACATTTTTAAGAAATTTTGATAGTGATCGGTTTAATTTGACGTGTTATTCTGAATGTATTATCAATACAAGTGTGTATAATAAAAAACTACATTTTAAGACTATTAAAAATTTATCTTCACAACAAGCAGCTGATATGATATATGGTGACAAGATTCATATTTTGTTTGATTTAGCTGGACATACTGCCTTTAATCGTTTAGATATATTTTCTTTAAAACCAAGTCCTATCCAAATTACGTATATTGGTTATCCGTTTACAACTGGGTTAAATGAAATGGATTATAGGATTACAGACAGTATATGTGATGGTGATTTTAGTGTTTCACAAGAGTTTTATACTGAAAAATTAGTAGCTTTAAAAAATTGCTTTTTGTGTTATGATCCAACTGTTATCAAGAATACTGGAGAATGTATTTTACCAAAAAACGATGTACCTGCGAGAAAAAGAGATTCTTTTATTAACATTGGTTGTTTTAATCGTTTAAACAAAATTACAGATGACCTTGTCAAATTACTTAATACTGTACTTTTACAAAACGATAAAACACGTGTATTTTTTAAAACAAAAGCGTTAATAAACAAGCGAGTATCTTCTGATTTTCTTGGGAAATTTGACAAACGAGTTAGAAATAGAATAGTTGTGATAGATTGTACTATATCTCACGAAGATCACGTTTTAACGTACACTAATATTGATATAGCTATAGATACATTTCCTTATTCTGGTACAACGACGACATGTGAAGCTTTATATATGGGGGTACCGGTGTTTTCATTTTATGATTCAAAATATTATTATCATCCTCAAAATGTTTCTTGTAGTATTCTTAAAAATAGTAATTTGGATGAATACATTGTATATGATCAATCAGAAATTTATGATAAAATAAAAAGATTAGTTGAAAAATCAGATGATGTTGATTATTGGAGAAATTTAAGAAACGATGTCAAATCAAAATTTTCAAATGGACTAGTTTGTAACAAAACAGAGTATATGAATAATTTACAAAATATGTTAGAGAATTTGTATAATGAAAATAAAAGTAAAAATGTGGCTTAATTTTAGATACGTGTGATGTATTTAATTTTATATAAGATGTAATTCGTATATAAAAAATATTATATATATATTATATAATGTCAAAACAAGAACACGCAAAAGATATAAGTAAGATTTTTGGAAGTGTAAAAATATATAAGAATGCTAAGGATGATTGGGTTACTATACATTCACCTGAAATAGGTGATATTAAACATTCAGTGCGTTCAGATGATCACGCAGGGTGGATGAAGTGTGATGGTAGAGCGCTTGATCGTGGTACTTATGGAGATTTATTTACTGCAATTGGTACTACTTTTGGATTTACTAATTCAGAAACATTTAAGTTGCCTGATGCACAAGGACGTGTACTAGGTGGTGTAGGTACAGGTGCAGGTCTTTTATCTAGAAGCCAAGGTCAAAAGGTCGGTACTGAAACGGTTACTCTAACTGAAGCACAAATGCCAATTCATAATCACGGTGTTACGGACCCAGGGCATTCACATGGTTATTTAAATAATACAAATATTGTAAATCCAGCAGTTAGTGCAACTACTATGAATGTAGCAAATAATGCAGGGGTAGCTGCAACTACTGGATCTAGTTTTACAGGAATTACAATTGGTAATACTGGTAGTGGTCTGCCTCACGACAATATGCAACCAACTTTATTCATTGGTAACGTTTTTATTTTTGCTTCTCATCAAGTGTAAACGTGTTGAATTACGAATAAAAACTGTTAAAACTCCCTTTGGGAGTTTAATTTAATACCTATAAAAAATGAATATCCATTCTTTTTATTACTATTTGGTCGTTTTATTGCTTGTAATCCCGTTAACCGTTCTATTATTTTTAAAAGTTCTTCTCTAAATGAAGTTTTAAAATATTTATTCTGTTTTATTAGTTTGTGATCTATATTGTTATCATTAAGATATTTATTAAAAACTATTAGGATTTGTGATAAAGAAACTGTATCTTCACTTTCTGTTACGACTAAATACTGATCTATAAAGTTTTTATAAATACTACTATCAAAATAACTATCTACATATAACTTCTTCATTCTAAATCCGCAAAATCCAAATGTACTCCCTATATGTATGTTACTTTTTGCATCATCTATATTAATTCTTTCACAAGTTTTATTGAATTTGTATTTGATATATCTTTTGATATCCAAAGTATAAACATCCAAGTATTTGATATTTCCTCGAATTTGTTTATTGAACTCGTGTTCTTGTAAATACTTTTCAAATTCTTTTTGAATACTGATTAATGTACATTTATAATTTTTATCACCGTTACTATCTATCTCCATATTCGTTTCAAAAAAATCATCATATAATTCATTACATATAAATTCTTGGGGTAATTCTTTTTTAGAAATATTTTTAATAAAATCTATTATTAATTTAGGGTCTTCGCTTCCATTGTTTTTATCAAATAATTCAATAAAAAATTCTACTAAATATATAAGATCACATGATTCTATGTTAAACCATTCGTTTTTATTTGTGATGAATGGATCTAATAATGCCTTAATACATTTTTCTATCAATTTATTATTTTTTGATTGGTATGTATAAACATATTTGAAACCAGGATTACTACTCAAATGTCCATCTATTCTTTTCAAAATTTCCTCGGTAATACCAATCTTCGATACGCCTTGTACATTATCCGTAACTGCTACGTATAACCAATCTAATGAAATTTTTTTCGCCATCTGTTTTAATTCTTTATCCTTTTTTTTCACTAATAATTTTTGAGATTGCAAATCATTTTCCTTTAATTGTAATTGTTCTTCTTTTTCTTTTAGTTGTTCTTTCATTAATTCGTTATAAACCATTTCTAATTTTATATAATAATCATGTATTTTATCTGCATTATCCGTATTTGATTTTAAACATAACTTTTTAAATGTATTTACATTTAACATTATAGTTTCTAAATTTTGACCACCGTGAACTCGCTCATCCGAACGGATGAGCGTAATTTTATAGTCTTTATTTTCAGTAAAATGTTGTTTTAATAAACGTTTACCGTTTGCTTTGTTTGAAAATCCTATAAATTTCCATACATTTTCCAAATTAATAATGAAGTCATTAATTGGATGATAATTTAAGAATAAAAACAAATTACATACATATAATCGTTGTTCATCATCTGAGAAATGTTCTTGTAATTTTTCTACTAATTTAGTTTTATCATATATTTCTATGGTACTAGTTTGTATAAGTGTTTTAATATCGACTGGAGTTTTTATTTGTTCCATACTATTGTATATTATTTCGTCTTTAAATTTATTTAATTAAATAAACGACATTTAATTAAATAATCTACACGGACTAATATTTCTTTCTCTATAGATCACGGTTATTTTATAGTCTTTACTTTTCCCATTCTAATTTATCATTTTTGTAATTCCTAGATTTATACAATTTTAAAAACATCTTTTTCAAAGCAGAATAATGAGGTTTTTCATCAAAATCAAGGTTTCTAACGTACTTTAAAAATACGACGAATTCTTTTGACATTCCATCACATAATTCTTCAACAGTTACCTCTTGTTTTTTTTCACCTATTAATCTATATCTTTCCTTTTTTTCCTTATGTTTTATTCCTTGCCAGGGTAGCTTTCCTTTATACATGTAAATTAATATATAAGCAATTGATTCTAAATCGTCTTTACGAGATTGTTCTTTATTTGTATGTGCGGCTATACTAGCATATCTAGCAGTTCCACAAAAACGTTTTTTATCAGAAAAGTCTACGTGGTTACCATTTTTCTTTAAATATTTTTTAGATAATCCAAAATCAATACAATATAATTTAGAAGAAGATTCATATCCTATTGCAAAATTATCAGGTTTAATATCTCTATGTATATACCCACAACTATGAATATGTTTCATAATATCTATCATTGACATTGCTAGCAAAATAATCGTTTTCATACCAAATTTCTTATGTGTATGTAATAAAGATTCTAAACTGGATCCTAACAAATCCATAACTATAATCTTTTGCTCTTTGTTTTTTATTATTTTCATATTTGCAATACCACGTTCAGGATTTGCTATATGTTTATATATTCTCGCTTCTGATAATATAGATGGTAAACCATCTCTTTCGCTTGTCTTTATTGGTATTTTTAAAGCGACTTTATCCCCTGATATTTTATGAACAGCTTCAAATACATTTCCAAAAGACCCTGAATTAATATATCTTGTTATAGTATATTTATTTATTGTTGTTCCTATTAAATTTTTAATATCATCCATTAAAATCTGTTAATATTAATATTGTCAAAAACAAACACAATATAAGAATAATAAGAATATATATTATATTTTTAAATACAGTATATAGATAAATTGATTGATACGTTGATTGATACGTTGATAAATTGATTGATTTATTGTTTTAATTTAGAATACAATGTGTCTTTGTATTCGTTCAAATCATGACCTATTTCATTTTGTATAACTATATCGAATGAATCATTTGGTACATTATCTAAATCGCATTCTGAAGGGTGTTCTTGTAACATACTCATAATATTTTTGTTACCATTAGATTCAAATTCGAGTCTTTGTAAATTTCTTGTTTTAGATATTATTCTTATTATTATTCCGCCTTTTTGTTTTATATATTCTATTTCATTTAAAAATCTTACATCTGTGCATATAAAATTCTCTATACCACGAAATTTGTATAAAGAAATCCAATTATCTAAATATTTTATCCAAATATCCTTTCCATAAACATTTCTACCAAGTTCTGTGCCTTCTCTTTGTAATAATTTTCTAGAATGTGTTGTTTTATTTATATATACCTCATCGAATGACATATTTGATTTTGTCATGGCATTTATCTTAAGTTGATCTGCAAATGAAACTTGTAAATAGCATTTGTCAAGTTTTTTTAATAATGGAATTATTAAATTATTACAAATATAATCTTTTCCACAGCCCATTTTACCAGATATACCAATAATCATCTTGTCATTAACTCGATAACAATAATAAATTCATTTTTTGTTTTGTAGAATGTAAATAAGAAAAGTGATTTTTTTTTTATTCGTATATAATATATAATACATATGAGAAGTTGGTTCATATTCGCACACGTTGTGGACGAGGATGAAAAAAAAGAATTCGATAGGATTTTTAAAAAATGTAGAAAAAATTTAGATAATAATACTAGTGTGTACATTTTAAGAATTTACAGTAAAAAGTTGGCAAATGTGTATCATATAACATCGGAAAAACAAACTATTATATTAAAAAGTCAACAAAAGGATTTAACTAGAAGGAGATGGATATCTAGTTTAGTTAATTTTGTAAAACGAGAGGCTGAAAAAAACAAAGATGACATTAAAGCTTTATCATATTATGGTCACGGTGGTTCAGTTGTCATAGGAAAGTGGGAAGATCCTTTTTTAGGAGTTTCACAGTTTACAAATTATGTTATAAAACCATTCGATGATATTAAATTAATTACAATGGATTCTTGTTATATGGGAGGATTAACATCAATGTATGAAGTATCTGCTTATTGTAAATTTGCAGCGGCTAGTCCAAGTTGGCATCCGGATTTAAGTGTTTCTTCTTTAAAAGCATTTGGAAAATTACCAAAAAACGACGATGATGAAACGTGGAAAAATTATACTAAAACATTGTCTTGTGAATTTAAAGTAACAGGTAGAAAACCTAAATATAGCTGTTTTATGCCTATTGATTTACGAAATTTACGTAAAATTGTAAATAAGATAAAAGTCTTAAATTTAACAAAAGACAGTGTTTTGAAATTAAATGATCCTCAGCAATTTGATTTATATTTAAGTGTACCTGATGAAAAAATTCGAAGTCAATTAAAAGATATTATTATTAGTAAAACTTGTATGAGCGAATGTTCTAAAAGAATCAATGGAATTAGTGTCAGAGAACCAGATCCAAGTGATGCTTGGCACGAATATTTCGTTAAAACAGAATGGTCTAGAGTATTAAAAAATATAAAAATTATAAATGATGAAACGATAGAAAAGGAACAAGAAAAAAAGAAAATGTTGAAGAGTTTGAATAAAATGAAAAGGGGAGATTGTTAATCATCTGTGTACAATTTATTTTTTACAAGTTCTATATTATTTTGATGTAAAATTTGTTTACTTTGTATATCTAAATCTGGATTATAATCATCAATATAAACAATCCTGGATATTTTACATTGGATAATTTTTTTTACACAACTTATACATGGTATTAATGTAACATACATTGTTGAGTTTTCTAAATCTTCTCTTTTATTGAATAAAATTGCATTTTCTTCTGCGTGTAAACACATACATAAATCTAATGATTTTCCAGCAGAATCTATATTGTTATTAAACCATTGATCACAACATCTTTTACATCCTCCTTCGTAACAATTTACAGTTCCACTAGGTGTTCCGTTATAACCTAATGATAAAATTCTTTTATTTTTAACTAAAATACATCCAACACGACGTTTTATACAATTACTTCTTTCACTTGTCAACTTTGCAATATTTATAAAGTAAGTATCCCACGATGGTCTATCCATTTATACTAACCAATGTTTTTTTCAAAAAATTTAAACAAAGATTTTTTATTTTGAGGATTATATTCTTTTACAAAATTTTTTATTAAATTACTATAATAATAATAATGATGGGGTACACTGAATATGTAGTTAAAAGTATGCAAATATTTTTCTTTTGTTTTATACTAGGTATCTATATTGATAAAAAATTTTACGAGTATCAAAAATCAATTCAAAATATACATAAAATTCAAAGGATATTCCTTGGATTATTCCAACTTTTTATTATTATAACGATTACATATATATTACATAGTATTAAATTCTTTCACGATTTCTTTGAAGAATATACACCAAATGTTTTATTCTCTACATTTTTGTTTTCACTTCAAGCGAATATGATTCGTAATTTTAAAGATTTATTAAAATTAGAATGAAAAAAATTTAATATATTTTGATTTTTATAGAATTTTTATAAAAATCAAGAAAAGTTGTGTAAAAGTTAAATTAAAAAATATCATTTCTTTTTCTATATTAAATGTTAGAAAACAAAGTAAATAATAATCAAGATGAATCAGAGTCTAATTTGGAACGTGTTCAATTAAGATTAGATTTAGATAAATTGCAGTCAGAGTATGAACGATTAAAATCTGAATATGAAATTTTAAAATTAGAATACAGTGAAAATCATATTATTCAAAGTATGAATGATATGAAAGAAAGATACGAGAGACTTGTTTCTACATCGGTACCGAATCACAAATATCAATTGATATTAGAAAAATTTTCCAAATTATGTAAACATACGACGTCTTCGATTGTGTTATTAGATTATATTGGTAAAAATATAAGATCTATAGAAAAAATGTCTTTTATTCACGAAATAAAAAACTTGTTAGCAAAGGTTGACTTACAATTGACAACTACAAAAGATATATTACAAGAAGGGGTTGATTTTTAATTACACCAAGTGTTGAGTTTCATTAAAAATTGAAAAACAACTCGTTTATGAAAGATTTAAATGTCAGAAGCTAAAATGTCAAATTCGATTAGAGAATCAAGTTATATAAAACAACATTTGTTACAACAAATTGATAATTTAAAAACAGACATACAGAATTTAATAGACAATAGGAAAAATGTAAATAAAAAAGAAGATATAGAATCGTACAATGTTTTGAAACAAAAACATATGGTACAATTAAAATCTCTAAATGATAAATTAAAGGAAATTGTTAGAAATGAAAGATACGAGTCACAAAAACAAAATGAAATATCAATGTTATCAAAAGCGATAGATAATATGGAATTTGGTAGTGCGAAAAAGAGAAATAATGGTTTAGCAATGGATAAGGCAAAACAAGATAAACAGCAACGTGACAATATTAAAATAAAATACTTGGAATATCAAGAAGCTGAAAAGATGTATTTACAATATGATTCTAAAAAATACCCAGGGTCTTTATTTTTATCAAAAAATATTTTAAAATCATATGGTCTCTGTCCGTATTTAGACTTGGATCTAAATAATTTAGAATCAATTGACAAAGACTTGTTGGATAAAAATAGATTGTCGTGGTTACAAGAGCAATCTGATAACGGTAGTCTTTTTTTTGATTTATACGATGATTTAATTGCTAAAAAAAATTTAATAGAATTACAAAACACAAAATTACAATATGAAAAAGATATAAATAATTTATTAAAAGAATCATTGACAGATTCACAGAATGAATATTTACAAAAATCGATAGTTTTTTTAGAAGAATATGTTAATTGTATGATTAAAACAAAACGTATAAAAGAACAATTTAAGATTATGATAAATAATATTTCTATACTTTTTTCGGAAACAAATTTAGAAATACATTCTTATTTATCAATAAGATTTAATACAATATTAGTTGCAAATATAATTGATTCAGAAAAGAAAATATCAAATTTTGATAAATTGCAATCGTCTATTATGATAGAATATTTTAATAACTATCTTGAAAAATATAAAACTATTATTGAATCAGAGGTTAAAAAAGAAAAATATGTGACAAATACGTTAAACAACTTAAAATTGGATTTGTATAATTATTTAACTGACAAACAAAATTTTATTAAAAATGAAAATATCTTATCTAAAAAATCATCGGTTATACAAGTTGGAAAATATTTTGACAAATGGTCAAGTTTATCTAAAGAACAAAAATTAGAACGTTTTGAATCTTTTTCTAACTATTATATAGATAAACATTTAATTGAAACAAGATTATTGGATGTTTCATTTCGAGATGATTTTGTAAATACATTATATAATTTATTAAAAGATGCTTTTGAGTCAAAGCAATTGTTTTATAAAAATATTTCTTGGAATATTAAAAGAGGAGTAATTGATTATGTAAAAATATTACAATATGAAGATAAGATTTTCAAGTTAAATGTAGAAAAATTATCTGGTGATTCTAAAAATAAAGTAACAGACAAAGCAATAGATAAAGTTAACGAACAAGTTAACGAACAAGTTAAAATTAAAACGATTAAAAAAGTGTCAACAAAACAAATCATTACAAAAGACGTTGAAAAGATTATTAATGAAGATTTATTACATTTTATTTTAAAACGGATTCAAAATGGTATTAATGAAATATCAGAACAAGACTTTCAAATTTTTTTAGAGCGTATTAAGATTAGATTAAGAGTTAAAAAATTATCAACGAAAGATATTAGTTATATTTCTGACAAGTACAAAGAAATATTTGAAGTTGTTAACAATAATGTGTAATTTAATGCCCAAGTTTAATGTCCAAGTTTATTTTTTCCATTATAAATAATAACTTATAATGGGTGCTATTTCGTTAGTTTTTTACAATATGAAAAATCCTCCTGTGAATATAGATTTGTCAAAGGCATTTTTACGTATGAAGACCAGAGGAGAAGATGATACGCAAATAGGTGTTGAATCGACACCTACAATTACGACTTTTAATATAAATCAGATTTCAAATTATTTAAGTAGAAGAGAAATTGCTGAATATAGACCAATAACGTTTCATTATGGATATCATAGATTAAGTATCAATGACACATCATTAGATGGTTCTCAACCATTTGACGATCCAATTGCTCATAAATTAATTAAATATTCTGAATTGAGAACGAGATTAAAAAGAAAATTATTATGTAATGGTGAAATATATAATTACAATGATTTAGTAAACACTTATAAATTTTCAGACAGAGATTTACAGTCACAAAATGATGTTGAAGTTATATTACCTTTATATATAAGAAATTTTGAACAATCAAAAGGTGATTCTACAACTGCATTTATAAATACATTAAAACAATTAGATGGTGATTATAGTTTTGTATTAATGGAAAACGCAAATAGTTTTTCTTTGAAAGATATTAACTTGTTCGTTGCAAGAGATCCTTTTGGTGTAAAGCCGTTATATATGGTTAAATATATACCCAGTAAAAATGAAAGTAATATAAATGATATGTTTTATATGTTTGTAAGTGAATTAAAAGGTATACCTTTGAATATTTTAAACGATCCTGAATATGTTATATCAGAAGTTCCTCCTGGAACTTTTTGGTCATATAATAATTCAATCGTTAATAAAAATACAGATGATTTTATTAGATATTATGATTTTAGTCCTTATAAATCATTAGAATACTGTACTATAAAAACAGCTAAACCAGAAACTATTAATGAATTATATGATAACACTAAGAGATTATTGACAGAGAGTATTATAAAAAGATATGAATTATCACATCAATCAGTTGGTATTTTATTATCTGGTGGGTTTGATAGTTGTATTATTCTAAGTATATTAGTAAATTATTTGGTTAAACAATATAATTACCAGTATCCATTACACGTTTTTACTATTGGTGATTCAGATAATATCGATGTTAACAATGCTATTTTACACGTAGAAAATTTAGAAAAATCTTATGGAATAGATATTCATCACCACGTCATTCGAATAGATAATGTTAATTTGATGTTAAATGAAATTCCATCTTTAGTTGTTCAATTAGAAACATATGATTCTATTACGATAAAAAAATCTTTACCAATGTCATTTTTGTTAAAATATATAAAAACATCTACTGATATAAAAGTATTATTAACAGGGGATGGTTTAGATGAACTTTGTGGTTATGACGAATTATTTTCATTAGAAGATGAATTATTTCAGAAGAAAAGCGTTGAATTATTAGAAAACATATCAAAATATGATTTATTAAGATGTGATAAAATAGCTGGATTATATGGTTTAGAATTACGTTATCCGTTTTTAGATAAAGCATTTGTAGAATACTTTTTAAAAATACATCCAATGTTAAAAAGACCACAAATGTCAGGTTATTCTTCTAAGATTATTGAAAAATATATAATTAGAAAAGCTTTCGATATAGATACATCTATAATTATTGCTAAAGAAATTTTATGGAATCAACGTCAAGATATAATTGATAGTTTCGATACTTTTAAAAATACTTTAAACGATTATTTTAATAACTTATATACAGATGTAGACTTTAGTAGTTACATAGATTCATTATATTTAACTGAAAATTTAACACATTTAATTCCACAAGACAAAGAAGAAATGCATTATAAAAAAATATTTGACAAATATTATCCGTACACTTCAAATATATTACAAAAATATTGGAATCTTATATGGAAAGAAAGTGTCGTTTAAATCACTGCGTTTTTATATTTTACTAATTTATATAATATGGATAAATTAGCAGATATACTTAGTACCTTTTTTGTCACATCGCAAAATTATAAACCAAATAAAAAGGACCCTGCTAATTCTATAAAAAAAGATAAAACGTCATCTAAGTTAAGCAAATCTGACAAAATTGCAGAACATCATCACTCTATTCCTTCAGAACATCACTCTATTCATTCAGATCATCACTCTATTCTTTCAGAGCATCACTCTATTCCTTTAAAACATCACTCTATTCCTTCAGAACATCACTCTATTCCTTTAGAACATCACTCTATTCCTTTAGAACATCACTCTATTCATTCTATCCCTTTAGAACAACACTCTTCTAAAAATACTCTTCCTGATACTTCTTCTTCTTTAAGTAATTCTTTAGATCATTCATCTTCAAGTGAATCTTCGAGAAAATCTTCAAAAAAATCTTCAAGTGAATCTTCAAAAAAATCTTCAAGTGAATCTTCAAAAAAATCTTCAAGTGAATCTTCAAGTGAATCAAGTAAGTCTTCAAGTGAATCAAGTAAGTCTTCAAGTGAATCAAGTAAATCTTCAAGTGAATCATCAATAAAAGATGAGTCGAGGAATAATACAAAGTCTAAAAAGAGTATTGAAGAAATTACACAAGAAATTAGACAAGACATTAAAGAAAAATTTAATGAAGAATCATTGGTTAAAAATTCAGATGTAGATAAAGAAAAAGTTAGTGAAGAATCGTTGGTTAAAAATGTAGATGATGTTATGAAAAAATATGTTTTAAAACCTAGTGAATTTTATAAAAAAAATATGTTTATAATATCGGATAATGTTAAGACGAGTATAGATATATTGAGTGATTTTCTTCATAAGATAAGTATGATGAAAAATGCTGATTCGATTTATAACAATTCTATTAATATTATTTCAAATGTTCAAAATAAAAAATTATATAAACAAATGTTGTTAGAAAATCCTTATTTGTATTTTACAAATTTCGATGTTAAAAATTCATTAACAAAGCGTAAAATTGATAGTTTAGATAATGATTTGAGAACGATTTTTATATTTGACAATGAAATGGCTCATCAATATGTTGAATATATAGATATATTGTTTTCAAAAAATGCTCACGTGTTTGTTTTATTAGATGAAGAGGATAAAAATATATACGACTTGTATAATCATTTTGAATCTAAACTTTTAATTTATAAACCGAGTAAAAATAAAATGTTACAAAAAAGATTTTATAAAAATTTTATTAAAAAACATTTTAAAGATTTATTGTTTGATCAATATTATAATAAAGTAAATAATGAGAATATTGATATAAAATATGTTGTTTTGAAAAACGATGAACTTAGATATAATTAATTACAAATCTGCCCAAGATTTCCCTTCAAATTCGTTGAATTTTAGAATATTATCATCGTATTCTATTACCTTTTTTTGAATATCTAATATTAATACTCCTTGGTTCAAATCAAGTGTGTAGTTTTCTTTTTCTACTAAGCCAGGTAACTTAATTCTTCTATTAAAATCATTATATTTAGTTTCTCTGTAAATGATTTTATCCGTATCTAAAATAAGCTTAGGCTCTTGTAATTTTGATCCAGAAACAAATAGGATTTGGTCATCTTTGAATGTAATTTTCAAGGAATTTCTATCTAGACCAGGTAGTTCTATTTTAACAAAATAACTAGAATCCCTTTCAAATAAATCAACTTTGGGACTATGTAATCTTTTTTGAAGATTTTTAAATTCTTCTTCGTAATTATTTTTCTTATTTTTTCTGTACTCGACTACTTTGAAAGTATTATCATTAGACATCTTTATAAATAAATAATTATACGTTTTTAAATCATTTTTTTATTAATTAAAATTTCCATCGATTATTACAATTCACGCAAGTTACAAAAGTGGTCATAGGTTCATCAGCACTTCGTAATTGAATTTGGTAATATGAAGTTTTATATGTTTTACATTTACCACATCTAAATACACCATCGGGTTGATCAGCAGGTACTGGTCTTATAGTTTCATTATCGATATCCTTATTAGAATATTGATTTAAAAGATTATTGTAACGTTCTGGAAATAACTTATCTGGTCCAAAATTACATATTTCAAATTCGTTACATTCTTTACTTAATAGTCTTGTTAATAAAGTAGTGTTTCCTATTTTTCCTTTTGGATTTATATTATCATATATAATCATTGTTCGATTTATATAAATGTTTTTAAATAAATCATTCCAAGTTTGACTAACAACTTTATTATTATATAAAACCAAAGTACTGTTAAAGATACCTCTTTCTAAATTTAATGACATTTTTAATATATCATCATCGGATAAACTAAATAAATTAGTATCAATGTTTTCTTTCAATAGATCGTAAAATTTCTTATACACTCTTATTCTCTGAGGATGATTTGGAATATATTTTTCTAAACCTTGATTAGATTGGTGTTGCATTAATATATTTTTATTTTTATAATATAATTTTTATAAAAATTCAACTTTTTTATTTACATATAATATATAATGTCTAAACTTCCCTTACCTAAATTTATTATGCCAGATATTCCAAGTTTTCCTAGTTCCTTAAATATAAAATTATCTGATGATTTGAAACAATACGTTGCAGATAATATACAAGACGTATCTATTAATGATTTACAATCTGAAAGTGTTTTATTACCAGCGTCAGATACATCATCTTTTTGATCAAGAATCTATTGAAATCTAAAAGTTTTTAAGTGAATATAAAAATCATTTATTTCACAGGTACGAATTAAAATTACACAAAAAGTTTGTTATAATCATTTTGTATAATATAATATAATATAATTATTTTAGTTTACTTCTTATATTTACGTTTTGGTGACTTGACCTTTTTGCTCTTCTTGCTTTTCTTGCTTTTGGATTTTTTAGCACCACCTTTCAAGGATCGCTTTTTAGATTTACGTTTTGGTGACTTGACCTTTTTGCTCTTCTTGCTTTTCTTGCTTTTGGATTTTTTGGCACCACCTTTCAAGGATCGCTTTTTAGATTTGCGTTTTGGGGACTTGACCTTTTTGCTCTTCTTGCTTTTCTTGCTTTTGGATTTTTTAGCACCACCTTTCAAGGATCGCTTTTTAGATTTGCGTTTTGGCGACTTGGCTTTTTTGCTCTTCTTGCTTTTCTTGCTTTTGGATTTTTTGGCACCACCTTTCAAGGATCGCTTTTTAGATTTGCGTTTTGGGGACTTGACCTTTTTGCTCTTCTTACTTTTCTTGCTTTTGGATTTTTTGGCACCACCTTTCAAGGATCGTTTTTTAGATTTACGTTTTGGTGACTTGACCTTTTTGCTCTTCTTACTTTTCTTGCTTTTGGATTTTTTGGCACCACCTTTCAAGGATCGTTTTTTAGATTTGCGTTTTGGCGACTTGCTTTTCTTAGATTTGCGTTTGAGCGACTTACTCTTCTTAGATTTGCGTGTTCTAGAAATACAACGTTTGTTTTTAGTAAGTTTTTTACCAGGTGGGCAAACTTTACCTTTAATAATGTTGTATACTTCACCAGATCGTTTAAGACTACGTTTTCCTTCGACTAATGCCATACGAACAGGAGAACGTTTTAATTGAGATCTAGCAGCTTGTAAAGCTTCTGGAGTTAATGATCCACCTAATAAATTAGAAACAAATTTTTCAATCATTATACTATTTTATACTATAAGTAAATAAATTAATTTTCGCTAATTATTTGTAAAAAAATAAATTTAGTGTACAAATAATTTATATGATATATATATTATGGAGTATAATATAAAACATCGCAAAAATTTATACAAAAAATTTGTTCAAAGTTTAAATAAAACTGGCCGAAATAGATTGGATTTGAAAAAGAAAGATTTATTAGGTAAAGGTTATCAGGGTATAGTGTATAATTATTGTGATAAAAAGAATTGTGTTGCTGTTAAAAAAGTATTTTTAGAGAATAAACAGGCTAAATATTTAAAAAATCCTTTTTCAATACCAGCTTTGAAATATGAAAACTTTATAGAACTAGCTTCTATGAAATTAACAAATCCTATCGTATTACAAAAAATATGTCCTCATTTTATATTGCATTATAAATCTACAATAAAGAAACGTGAAGCCCCTTGTGAAGATGAATATCCATATTCGAGTAAATATTATAATGAATATATAGATGGAGGTATAACTTATACAAAATGGGTAAAACAAATGCATACTAAAAACGAATGGTACAATGCATATTTTCAAATAACAGTTGCGATTTATTGTTTACAAAAATATTTAAATATGATTCATTTAGATTTGCATTCGGATAATATTTTAGTTAAACGTGTTAAAAGTGGTGGGTATTGGAAGTATATAATAAATGGTAAGGAATATTATGTACCAAATTATGGATTCGTATTTTTCATAAATGATTTTGGGCACGCTTGGATTCCTGAAAATTTTCAAAGTTGGATTGTAAGAAAAAAATACAAGACAAAAGTTATTCATAAAAATTTCGATATTATGAAATTATTTAATTCAACATTGAATTTTTCTACTTCTTCACCAAGTTTTAAAAACGAAATAAAACAAATTATAAATGATTTAGAAAGTAAGGACTTTAATGATATAATAGAAAGTATGTGGGATAATTATCTGAAACGACAGACAAATATAATAGAATCTTATAACATGGATAAACCTGTTTCGTTACACGATGTTCCAAAAGAATTGCATCATTTAATATTACATAAAAGTAAAAATTGAATTTATTTTACATTTTATATTATTTTTGTAATATGAATAATATGAATAGTGATTTTACGAATTTGAATATGGGTTATTGCTGTATAAATACAGAATTACGTGAGCTTGGTATTTTTACATCGAGAACTTGTCGATTGGAAACAGTTAAAGATCGTGGTATTGAATACATTTACGATTTGGCAAGTAAAAACATTGATGATTTATCAAGTATATTTCGCTGGAACTTTCGTCATAATATATTTTTATATAGAATGTCAAGTGAGATGTTTCCTTTTGCAAGTCATCCTGATTTTTACGATAAGTATGACTTTGAACAATTTAGAACTAGATTGAATAATTTAGGTATTTTAGCTCGGCATTATAAACAAACTTTAACATTTCATCCAGGTCAATACAATCTATTGACATCGCATAAAGAATCTGTTGTTGAAAAAAGTATTATTGAAATTGATATACACGCAAAAATATTGGATATGATGGGTTGTGGAGATGATAGTATTATAATAATACACGGTGGTTCAAAACAAGATGGAAAAGGATGTGCTTTAGCTAGATTTTGTGATAATTTTAAACTATTGTCTAAAAGTTCACAATCAAGGTTAGTTTTAGAAAATTGTGAAATGGCATATTCTATTGAAGATTTATTACCTATATCGCAAAAATTATTAATTCCTATTGTAATTGATTATCATCATCATAATATTAATCCTGGATCTATTACAAATGATATTGAATTAATAGAAATTACAAAACGTGTTTTACAGGTATGGAATGCTAAAGGTATTACACCTTTATTTCATTTATCAGAATCCAGATGTGGTGTTACAATAAATGATTCTATAACAGCTCGAAGAGCACATTCAGATTACGTAAAGGATTTCCCAAATGCATTACTCGAAACACTACGGGACACAAAAATCAATTTAGATATTGAAGCCAAAATGAAGGAAAAAGCTGTTCTTCGTCTTTTTTCTAAATATAATATATTTTAATAAAATAATGGGAAATCTTATATATGATTTAAGTTTAAATGAACAAATTATACAACAATATTTAAAAATAGGTATTTTATTCTTATCTAAAAAACAGATAGATTTTAAACCATTGTATTGTCTATTTATGAATAATATTTCTATACAATATATGCTTTGGATACAAGATAACGATGGAGATTGTGTCATTCCTATAGGATCTCAATTTGTATCAGGGTATATTACAGAATTTGGTAAACACTACTGTAATGCTATAAGAAATGGATATACTTTAGAAGAATATTATGATAAAATTTATTAAATTACATGAATCGTGTAACACGATTCATTTCATAATTTTTATTAAATTATACCTGCATAAAACGTAGGTTCTTGTAGATTATATTTTTTACAAAAGTATTTTACTTGTTGTTTTTGAGTATCTGTAAATTTATCGTAATCTTCTACTGGCATTCCTATTTGTAAATTTGATCCTTCTATAAAATCGTATTCCAACATGGTATATATCATATTTTGACTTTTTAGAAATTCAGTTAATAAATCAAAATAGTTATTATAATCAAATTCTTGACAAAAGACAATATTGATACCTTCTTCATCGTCGCTTTCATACGGAACTTCATAATCGTGGATTTCGTTTAACATAAAATTTTTTACCCAAGTTTTTTCGTTAATTAAATTAAAACGTTTAGTCCAATCTCTAACCTCGTATCGATTTTTTGGACCATATATTAATTCTGCTTTATCATACATTTGTAATTTTTATTCGGTTTATACATTTTTCATTTTTTTTTTAATATGCTATTTAAAGGTTAAAATTTATGGTTTTTTATGAGGTCTGAATGCCAAAAGCATATGAAATTAAGGGCGTTAAATTTTGGCGAAATGTATTTCATTTTAAATAAAAAGTATGACATTGGTATAAATTTTGCGTTTTGCGAAGTTGATAAACGATATTTGAACATACCTAGGTATATTTTTGAAAAACAAACAAAAAATCTTATTTTTTTACCTTTGTGTTTATTTAACAAAACATATTGTCATTACAATGTATTATTATTAAATACTTATACAAGAACTATGGAACGTTTTGATCCTGTTGATATGACAAAATACAAATATCTAGATACTTTATTACATAATTTTTGTAATAATAATGGATATAAATATATATATAGTAAATACCGTGGTCCACAATGGATGGAGATGATGGAAGTTGATGAAACGATGAATTGTGGTTTTTGGGTTTTGATGTATTTAGAAGACAGAATAAGATGTATTGACAAAACACAAAAGATGTTTATGAATAATTGGATGAAAAACATTGGGGAAATTGGTTTTCATAAAAAGATGTGTAATTACAAATCTACAGTTTTAAATGAAATTGATTTAGATTATTGTAGGGGTTTATGTGATGATGTTTGTGATGGTATGACAAAAAATTTAGATTATTATATTTACAATTAGATAGATTAGGGATTTTTTTATTATATATAAACATTTATTATAATAAACATTTATTATAATAATAATTTTATTATATATAACTTATATATGAGTTTTACTAATAAAAAATACGATTCTTGTTTTATGAAAGACTATCAAAAAAATAACAAAAGTATATTTGATCACGTTGTTGATACATCAAGGTTTCAAAACAAGAATGAATGTAATAATTATACGGCACCGTTTTTAACATACATTCCATCAGGTATTCCAAATATGAGTGTTGATATTGAAAATGAATTAAAAGGTATAAACAAACCTATTACCAAATGTTCTGAATGTAAATATCAACCTGGTGATACTGAATTAGTTCAAAAACGCGACTTTACATATGATTTAGTTAATATATATCCTCATAACAAAAAGGAATGTGAAAGGGCCTTTAACATTTTACCAAATGGATATTTACAAAGGAAATAAAAATTTATCAAATCGCAAATTGATAAATCCAGGGAAAACAAATTCTAAATCGCAAATTTTTTTAATAAAAAAAGACCCGAAAAAACATAGAAAAGACCCGAAAACATAGCTAAAAATAGTAAAAAAACGAGCTATTTAACGATAAATTTCCCCAAACGCAAGAACGCAAATAAATAAAAATCGAAAATAAAAAGAAAACTGGGTTTCAATAGAAAGATGTATGGATTATATTGCAAAGACAAAACTTGTAACATTATACCATCAGTAGAATCTATAGATATAATAAACATATTATCTTCGTGTAATAGCCCATATAATAAATTATACATAGAAGAAAATATCCATTTTGATCAGTGTACGTGTTCGATTTGTTCTGAAAATTATTTAAAAGATTCTAATACTGTTATAGAAAATTTGATTATTGTATTAGAATGCGGACATGTTTTCCATCTGAATTGCTTTATAAAATATATGAAATGGAAATATATCGAGATACAAGAAAATAATACTATAGGTAAAGATAAAAATAAAAGTAGTATATCTTGTAGTTTATGTAGATCAGAACTACCTGATTTTTTGTTAGTTTTTTCTATATATGTAAAGTTATTAAAACATATTAAAGAAATAAAGAATGATTTTCATTCTATTTTAAGTTAATCTTAATGATTTTTTATTAATTTTTCTATAATAGTTAACAGTTTTTAAAAAATAAAAAAAATGACTTTTATTCTAACAAAAATTTTTATTTAAAGATACCTGTGTATTATTTTTAATGGGTAATGAAAAAGAATGTATTTTTTGTTTTGAGAATTTAAACGATGATTTAAAAATATGTGAAAGTTTTTATGAAAACATTTATGTTTATCAAGAAGATATTGTTAATAGTTTTAATAAAACACTTACACTAAATTGTAAACATACTTTTCATACGAATTGTTTTATAAAATACATTACTGTAAAATATAAAAACAATAAATATAATGACACGATAAATTGTCCGTTCTGTAGATATTTTATAAATAATAGTGAATTGAAAAATATTTGTATAATAAATATAAAAAGATTAGAAAAAATCAAACAAGATATCCATATAAAAATTATAAAATACAAAACGAAGATATCATTTAACAAAATTAAATTATATATTTGTTTTGTTAATTTACCACGTGATGTATTTCAATACCAAAAAACACTAGAAAATTATGAAGAATTAACTTTTTTATACGAGAAGATAAAATATTTAATAAGAGAAACCTATTATATATACGAAAAGATTATTAATGAATTAGAATCGTAGTTAATTAGTTATATTTTTTTTACTATATAAAAATATAATAGTAATATGTCTAAGGACAATTTGACATTTAAAGACTATATTTACAATTACGTTACAAGTAATACATTAGCATTTGGTAATATTTTTTCAGAACGTTTAGATAAAATAAAAACTACATCATCTAAAAGTATAATACGAGATTTATCTATAAATAGCAATTTTGAAATGGATATATTTAAGAATACATACATGGACTATTTTAGAAAGAAATTCGATAGATGTTTACAAATTTAAAGACATTTACAAATTTAATAGATATTTACAAATTTAATAGATATTTACAAATTTAATAGACATTTACAAATTTAATAGACATTTACAAATTTACATCATATAAATTTGTGATTCGAAATCTGTATTTATTTTAAAATAATTTGAAAACGTTCTTTTTAATAAATCTTCATCGTTTGTAGTTATTTTAAGATATGTATCAGGGCCAGATATAGTGTATAGTTTTTCTTGTTCTGGTTTGTAACTAACACGTATCCAACCTCCTTGTGGTCTTGTTTCTACACGGCGAATTAATTTAACAAGACTCAATAAGATAGATGTATCTAGATTACGTTGATCTAATAAGTTATACAGAAAAGATAAAATATTTTTTATTTTAGATTCGTCTGTCATTTTATGTTTAAAGATCAAGTCCATAGCTACAGTTTTTAACTGTTCATTGTCCTTTGTTATGTTAGAAAAAAATTTCAAAATCTTTTTTTGTATCTTTTCATCTTTTTCACATATTTCAGTGAATTTATCATTCTCTAAACATAAATTGAGTACCGCTAAAACATTTCCTGATTGTATAGATCTATTTAGAAGATCGTATTTTGTTGCCATTTTATATATATACGCAGGATTTTTTTTCTGTGAAAAGTTATTTATAATTATTTGTAAAATATGATTAAATTTTATTAATATTAAAAAATTACAAGAAAAAAAAATGTTTATATATAGTATAAAATGATTGAAAACTTTATCTCTAATTTGTTGGGTGGGGCAAAGAGATCTCTTAAAAGATCTCCCACAAAATCTCAGAAAAAACGATCTCTAAAAAAATTTACACCTAAACAATCAGCATATTCTCTTGAATTAGGAACCAAGAGAAAAGGACGAGATGGAAAAATGTACCAAGTTAACTACAAGGGAACTAAACTTGTCTGGGAACGATGTATCAAAAGTAAGTGTTCAGGAAGAGGTAGAGCACAACTCGGACCATCTCCTCTAAAAGGCGGAGCTAAACGCAAGAGCTCCAAGAGAAAGTCTATGAAGCGTAAATCTAGAAAGGCCAAGTCTCCAAAACGTAAGTCGTCCAAGAGAAAGTCAATGAAACGTAAATCTAGAAAAGCCAAGTCTCCAAAACGTAAGAGTTCCAAGAGAAAGTCTATGAAGGCCAAGTCTCCAAAACGTAAGTCGTCCAAGAGAAAGTCAATGAAACGTAAATCTAGAAAGGCCAAGTCTCCAAAACGTAAGAGTTCCAAGAGAAAGTCTATGAAGGCCAAGTCTCCAAAACGTAAGTCGTCCAAGAGAAAGTCAATGAAGCGTAAATCTAGAAAGGCCAAGTCTCCAAAGCGTAAGAGCTCCAAGAGAAAGTCAATGAAGGCCAAGTCTCCAAAGCGTAAGATCTCTAAGAGAAAGACTCTCTAAATACAAATACCTAATGATAAAGTAATCAAATGATAAGGTAACTAACTTTTTATTTTTTTTTAAATAAAAAGTGTTAATTGTGTTTATTTTAAAGATAAAAAACTTTATAGACTATTTATATGAAAGTGTTTGCAAGAAAAAGCACCGCTTTAAAATATTTAAGAGAGAACGATATATTGTGTAATAATGATATTAAAAAGTTTTTTATTTTGAAAAAATTCAATGATTTTGAAAATCTAATAAATAATGGTTGTGGTGATGGTTTTGCTCCAAGTTATTACGAGTTTATTCACGAGAATAGTGTTTTAAAATACTTTATGGATATTGAAATATATAAATCTAAAAATCCTATAGAATATAATAATCATATAGAAATAATAGATTCTATATGTAATAAACTGACGAGTGTTTTGCAAAGTATAGATAATGTTATTTCAAGGAAGATTATATTAGAATCACATAATGATGAGAAAAAATCATATCATATAATTATTTGTTTGAACAAAAGTGATAAACAAGTTTATTTTAAAAATGTAAAGGGTTTTCGTAAATTTACAGAATATATGTTTCCAGATTTGGTTCAAATGAAAATAGTGGATGTTTCTGTTTATAGAGAAGGTTTATTTCGTACATATAAAAGTACAAAGAGTGGAGAGTATAGACCTTTAGTAAAATCCGAATTAAGTGATGATTTTGAGTTTTTAGATACATTTGTGTGTAATTGTAATAAAGATTCTGTAATCATTGATACAAATTCAGATATATTTAAGAATACATTTGGTAAAGACAAAGACAAAGACAAAGACAAAAAAAATGAAGAAGCCAAAAACGTAGATGTAGAAGAGATATCAAATACGACATATTTGCCTATACAAAAAGAATTAACGGGAGCAGATTGTGATGTGATAAAACATTTTGTGAGAAAGAATTATAAATATCGTACAAAGGATATAAGGGAGATACTTATAAATCACGAGTTGAATTGTATAAATGTGAATTTGTACGATACTTTTTGTTTTAATTTAGATAGAGAACACAAGACAAATCATCAATATATAATTATAGATACTTATAGTTCAAAACAGAAATGTCACGATATTGATTGTAAAGATTTTAAACATAATGAGATAAAGATAAATTCATTTCCAAAGGAATTAAATGAGATTATATTGAAATGTTTACGAGTGAATAAGATGGAACAGGAATTGATACAAAAGGCTATAAAAGAGTGTAAGGATTATATTACAGAAAATTTTGATACAACAATAGATGAAATAAAATTTGATAAAACAGAAATGGTGTTTAGGGGTGATGTGAGTCAAAATTCGTTGATTCGAATGAGTGGAAAGTGTCCGGAATGTCACGTTGAACATCAGATAAGTGATAATGGGTATTGTTTAAAATGCAAGGTTTGTAAGAGTATATTTCCAAAGAATACATTAATACCAATAGCTGATAAATACAAACATTTGAATAATTTTTTTTTAAATTATAATCAATTGGTTAATACTGGTACAGTTAATATAAATATTCAGAATAATTATTATAATACAGAACAAGAATTTAGTTGTGATGTTCAATTAGATAATAGTATTTTTAAGAATAAAGAGTTAACGAAATTGTATAATCAAGTATTAGATGGTCACAAAGTGATAAAGCTAAGTGAACTTTTACACAAGTTAGAAATAGACTTTGTGTATACAAATGGTATGTGGTATTATTTTAATGGGTGTATATGGAGATCGGATAGAGAATCTTTAGAACTACGTAAGCGTATAGTCAAGTTGTCTAATAATTTTAATATGATTAGATCACATTATGAAAAACAAGGTGGTGATACGAGTAATAATTTAGTAAAAAACATAAAGAGTTTAACAAATAAAATTTATAAGCCTGGTTTTGAAGAGGAAATTATTAAAGGTGCAAAGATGTATTACAATGACGAATCTTTTATAAAAAATTTAAATAGTAAAAAACATCTTGTTCCATTTACAAATGGCGTGTATGATTTATTAGATAACAAATTTAGAAAGACACGAAAGGAAGATTATGTTAATTTAACAGTAAACTATGATTTTGATGAAAGATGTATGAATAAAGAAGTGTATTCATTTTTACAACAAGTTATACCAAATACGAGAGTTAGGGATTATGTTTTGAAAAAAATGAGTGAATGTTTGAATGGTGATATTCCGAATACGCATTTCTTAATGTTTATAGGTGATTCTGGTGCTAATGGTAAGAGTCAGTTATTAAACTTGATGAAACTCACGATGGGTGATTTTGGTGAAAAAGTAGAAGTAACGTTATTAACGCGTAAACGTAATAATGCAAATGAAGCAAACAGTGAAAAAATCAAATTAATGTACAAGCGTTTTGCATTTTTAAGTGAACCTGAAGATGGAGAAAAGATAAATATTGGTTTACTTAAAGAACTTACAGGTAGTGAGGAAATTGTTGCGAGGGGGTTGTATCAAGAAGCAGTGAGTTTTGTAATGGAAGCCAAGTTGTTTTTAGCGTGTAATGAACTTCCAGAGATCAAAGGTGAGGATACAGCATTGTGGAGACGTATTCGTGTGATAGATTTTCCTTCGCGGTTTGTGGATGATCCAAAAGCGAGTGGTGAATACAAGATAGATCGTACTTTACCATCAAGAATGCGTGAAGACATCACGTGGCGTCAAACATTTATGAAAATTTTGTTAGAATATTATTTCCGAGATATAAAAGAACCAGTTGAAGTTCAAATTAAAACAAATGAATATCGTCAAGAAAACAATGATTTTTACAATTGGTTAGAAGAAAACATTATATACAAAAACGGTTCAATTTTAAAATTACAAGATACTATTGAAATTTATATAGGTAAGAAGATCAGTACTAGACAACTTGGTAAATATAGAAAGGAAATAGAAAAATATATAAAAGACAAATTCAAAAATATAGAATGGGAATATAAACAATTCTGGATAGGTGATGCGAAACACAAGGGTTGGCAAAATTTAGAAATTAATGAAAAATAGTCAAATAGTCTAAATTATACCTCAATATACCTCAATCGTTTTACATAGTCTAAAAAGTGGTTTTTTATTTTTAGAATTCTTACGATACATATGGTCTTGTGTCAAAACCTACCTCAATTACCTCAATTACCTCAATTACCTCAATTTTTTTACCTTTATATATTTATTAGTTTTTAATTTTTTTTTTACAGAGAAAAGTTAAAAAATTGAGGTAATTGAGGTAGGAGACCACCAATTGAGGTAGGATTGAGGTAGGATTGAGGTATATTGAGGTAGGAGACCATAAAAACTAGTAGTATTTATCAAAACATTAAAAAAAGATGTATAAAAAGACTATTGTTTTTCATTAATTACAGTTTATTTAGAAAAAAAGATTATTTTGTGGTTGGTTCCAACCAAGTAATTTTTTTTTAGATTTAAGTTTTATACGAATTTAAAATTTATTTATAGTTATTAATAATGAACGTATTAATAACAGGTGTTGCTGGGTTAGTAGGTGCTAATTTTGCAGAATATTTATTAGACAAGAGAGATTCTTTTGGTATTAACATTGTGTATGGTGTAGATGATTTATCTGGTGGATACATAGAGAACTTGCATATGGATGATCCTAACTTTATATTTATAAAGGCAGATTTATCTGATTCAAATGAACAAAAGTTGGTAGAAAAAGTGTTTGATGAATCTAAAATTGATTATATTTTTCATTTCGCAGCTTATGCGGCAGAGGGTCTATCACCTTTTATTAGACAATATAATTACAAGTCGAATGTGTTACCGACAACATTTTTAATAAATATGGGTATAAAATATAACATTAGACGTTTTGTATTTACTAGTAGTATGGCAACGTATGGTAGAAATACGACACCATTTACAGAAGATATGGTACCAAAGCCAATTGATCCATATGGTATAGCTAAATATGCTTGTGAAATGGATTTAGAAGTTGCATATGAACAACACGGTATGGAATATTGTATAATATTGCCTCATAATGTATTTGGTAAGTATCAGAACATATGGGATCCTTATAGAAATGTGTTGGGTATTTGGATGTACAAGGCGTTATGTGATCAACCATTTACTGTTTATGGAGATGGAGAACAAACAAGAGCATTTTCTTATATTGACGATATTCTTCCTTGTTTATGGAAGTCAGCTACACTTGAATGTGCCAAAAATGAGAGGATTAATTTAGGTGGTAAGAAGCACGTTTCATTGAATGATGCTGCAAAATTAGTTTCAAAGATTACTGGTAAAAATGATTTAGTATATTTGGAACCTAGACACGAAGTAAAACACGCGTGGTCATCTTATGAGAAATCAGAAGTTTTGTTGGGATATGAAGAAAATACGAGTCTTGAACGTGGTTTAGAATTAATGTGGGAGTGGGCAAAGAGTCAGAAATCTAGAAAACGAGTGTTTTGGCCAAATTATGAGTTAGAAAAGAATATATATAGTTATTGGCAAGATAAAGATTAAATAAATGGTTGTGATCGACAATTTAAAGATAAAAATAATAAATAATAAATGACAATAACTTATTATTTGTTTATAGATAAGGAATTCTGTATACGAAATGTGTTTGAAACTTTGCGAATGAATATATTAGAACCAGGTATTACATACAAAGAAATTAAAGAACAAACCATATTACCACCTTATATAGTAATAGTATCAATATATAAAGATCAATATTTATTAGAAAAAGTTAGTGAAGAATTAGATAATATAGGATATGATAAACCTTTTAAAATATTAAAACCACTTGTTAAGTAAAAATGTAAATAAAGGTAATTATGGTTGGCGTTGATACTGACATTGAGCAATCAAGGTTTAAACAAAACTATTTCAACTCCTGCATTGGCCCATTGTTGATTAATAGTGCAAATGTACGATCCTGGACGAAGAGAATTGATAGTTGGATAATTGTATGGAGGATTCTGAATTCTTTGCAACAGTTTTGAAAGAGCAATAGATGCATGGTGAACGTTGATAAGCATCCTAGGAGCACGCAAAATGGGTCCAATTTCAGGTAAAATATCTCCATTGAAATCATCTCTTCTTAGAGGAGCATAATAGTGGATAATTGAATTTGCTTCACGCATGACCAGAACACCAAGCGCATCTTCAGGACAGAGAGCAGTACCGATAATACTATCTGAAGGAAAAAACCCAGAACCAACTCTAGGGTCTCCATCAATAGTTTCTCCCCAAGCTTCATAAACATCCCAGGCTTTATCTTTGTAGGTAATGTTTGTTACAGAATATAATTCTTCGCCTTCCAGTTTTTCCACTTTAGCTCCTTTAGCTTTCATTTCATCAAGAACCTTTTTTGGAATCTTT